GCTCCGGACCCGCATAGCCCCTCGGCCCGTCGGAAGAACCTAAGCGATTGATAAACAACGAAATTTTTTCAGCGCTCAGGATCTGCTAGTGATCCCAAAGCCAAGTCGAGGGCGGGCGCCAGAACATTTTTGTTTATCTCTCAGTCAACACCGAAACAAAAATGATTCGCCGCACTCATTCCGTGGGGGCAGGCGAAGCCCTGAGCAGCCATCAGATGGCGAGCCTCTGGGGAAAACCCTAAGCCATTAGGGAAAACCCTAGCGCGTTCCGTAGCTGCGTGTACGCCTGATGTACACAACACTGCACACACTCGCCTCCCTACTGCCGCAGGCAATTCCGAGCGATTTGTGCCGCGTGTGTACACGTGTACACTTTTTTTCTCTATGTATCCCTATACGCGTACGCGCGCGCGCGTATATAGGGGCTTTTCTCTTATATTTATTTTCTATTCCTCTATAAGAAAATCAGTGTACATATTGTACACACACAGGCTAACCCCATGATATTAAAGGCGGAAAGCGTGTACAGTGACGCCGTACACGCACTGCACACGGGTGTACACAGGGTAAGGCGCCCGCGCTCCCGGCGGCATAAGCCGCGCGAGGACGGCGAGAAACGCTTGTGGTGCGTCTTAGCCCTTCGCTAATGGGTAGGCACTACCCCTTCCTAGAAACGCGCTCCTACGCAATCCTCGCGCCGCATAGGGGCAAAAAAGCCCGAGGATTTCTCCTCGGGCTTTTCGCTATTCGCTTTCTGCTTTCTTAGGCCTTTGTCCACGCCTTTGTCGTGCCGTCCTTTACGCGCACCGTCTTTCGCACGTAGCCGAGCGAGCGCATGATGCCGGCAATGCGGCGGGCCTCCTTCGGCGTTACGCGCTGCGTCGGCACGCCGACGCCATATTGCAGGATCGTCGTCGACGTGAGCGGCTTCGGTTCCGCGCTGCTTTCGTTGGCGTCAAGGAAAGCGGCGACATCTTCCGCCCAGGCGTCAACGAGGGCGAACGAATCGGCGCGGGCGGCGGCGAGTTTTTCGACCGTGCCGTGCTGGATGCCCTCGGCCTTGAAAATCTCGCGGCCCTCGGCCCACAGCAGCAACAGGTCGCGCTTAACGTCCTCGATCTTGATGTCCCCGACCATGATCGGCGCGAAGCGGCGTGAGCCCGTCGGATCTTGCAGGATGTCCTGCTCGTTCGTCGTCATGATGAAGACGCAGCGACGCGGGAATGTCGACGCGTATTTGTCCCACTTGTCCACCATTGAGTCCGTATGCTGAGACAGGAACATTTTCACGTCGTTCACGTCCTTGCGGCTCATGCCGGCAAGCTCGGGCAGCTCCGCCGTGACGCGGCCCGTCATTTTGCGGATCGTGTCCTCGGGCTTCGAGTCGAGTGTTAGCGGCACGCTCCATTCGGGGCGCATGGCGAGCACTTCGACGAGCGTTGACTTACGCGCCCCCTGGCGGCCGATAATGATCGGCGTGATATCCGCTTTGACGCCGGTCGTCGTTGACGCGCGGCCGTAGAGGGCGGCGAACAGGTAGCGCCCGAGCGCGGCGGAAAACTCATCGTCATCCGCTCCGCAGTAATCCGCGAAAAAGCGCTCGACACGCGGGACGCCGTCCCATTCGGGCAGGGTTTTCCCTAAGTATTCGACCATCGTGTCAATCGGGCGCCTGTTCGCGGTCCGCTCGATTGCGGCGCGCATTAGGTCTTTCCCTATTGGGGAAAACCCTCGCTTTTTCTCGATGTCTGCCCAAAACTCGAGCACGTCCCCGTCGGTCAGCGGGTGCCATTCACCGGCGGAGCCGTCCGCCTTGATGCGTCGGACGACGGTCCGATGCGTGAAGCCGTCCGCGCTGAATTCCGCCGTGCCGTCGACGACCAGGGCGCCGCAGACGGTCGTAATCGTCGCTTTGATCTTGCCCGACTTTTCGTTAAGCTCGGACCTCATGTCGGCGCGGGCTTCGGCGAGCTCCTTTTCGCTGTAGCGCGGCGCGCGCTTCGGCTTTTCTTCGGCGGTCGGTTCGATCGTCGGGAGCGCCTCTTCGATATGCTCGTCGAATCCGTGTGCGTGAGCGAAGTCGAGAAGGTCGGTATAAGTGCGGTGCGAGCAATGGGCATGCAGGCAGGAAAAGCCCGGCTGCATGCGTCCGCCCGAACCCGCGAAGAAATAGGACGTAGCGGTGCCGCCTTCAGTCGCTTCGCTGTGCTCGTCTTCCCACGGGCAGCGCAGGTTCAGCTTGCCGCCGTCTTCCGAGAGTACGTAGCCGTTTTCTCGCAGCCAGTCGGCGAGCGGGTCATCGGCCTTGATCGTTGCGTCGACGGCGCCGCGCTCTCCGCTCCTCGATGCCTTGTGCTCCGCCTTGAGTCCCGTCGCGGCTTCGACGTCCTCGGCGATTGCGGTCAGGATATCGTCAAGCTGTGCGGGCGTGAGTTCGGGAAGGTCGGCAAGCGTCGGTCGCTCCGTCCATTCGTACCGGGCGCCCTTCGGATGCGTGCCCTCGGCGGCGAATTGGTTCCCGCGCCCGAGCACCTCGAGCATGTTCTCATCGTCAAAGACTAGGCGCTGTTTTGCGACGGGCTCCGTGATGCGGAACGCGGTGAGCCACCGGGCGGGCGCGTCCGCTCGGGTACGGAGCGGCACGGACTTGACGAAAAGGCAGTCGAGCATCGTGCGCTTGATCGCGCCCGAGACGGCGGTACTGGAGCAGTCGCAGTCGAAAGCGACGACGGTGCCGCAGCGGATGCAGATGCCGAGGTCATCGTCTGCCGCCCATTCGTCGAGCTGAGCGTCTGCCGGCACGAGATTCGTCCAGCCGCGGATGCCGACGGCTTCGCCCGCGGCGTTCTTCACGGTCGGCACTTTGCCGAGCTCTTTGATGGCGGACGAGGCCGCCTTTTTGATGTTCGGGTTCGATACGACGGGCAGCATCAGGTCGGACCATCCTTTTCGACGGTACTCGGCCCACACTACGCTACCCGCGCCGAAAACGCGGCTAGTCATTCTTAGCCTCCTTCTCGAAGTAGAGCGCGGCGAGGCGCTGAAAGGCGCTTGACTTCATTTCGCGCTCGCGAGAATAAAGTTGTGAGATTCGGCCCTGGGAGAGTCCGATCTTTTCGGCGATCTCGGTCTGTCTCATGCCGTGTTTTTCAATGAGCGCGACGATCATCTGTCGCGCCGTCGGGAAATCGGTCATAGTGGCCTCCAAAACGTGGCTATTGCGCCGCTATCTTACGCACGCCCACCCCTCCGACGGTATCGGGGTTTGTCTCTATAGCCCTACTAATAATTTTCAGGCTAATATTTCGGCGTTGGGGCACCCGCCCCGCCACGACTAGGAGCAAACAATGTCGTTAGACGAACTCTTTAAGAGCGCGCTCGACGCGTTCGCCGCCCATACCGAGGCGGTAAAAAATCAGACCGAAGCCGTCAAGGATATGACGGCCGCCATCCGCGCGCTGCGCGAGTCGAATGTCGCGCTGATCGGCATGGCGAAGGCCCGCGCCGAAGCGGTGGAAAAGTCGGCGGAAAAGCCCGCCGAAACCCCTGCGCCTACGGCCGCCGAAAAGCCCGCAAAACCCGCGCCGGTAAAGGCGGAAGCCAAGGCACCGAAGGCCGCGCCCGAGCCTGTGGATAACTCTGTGGAAAAGTCCGCCGAGGAGCCTGTGGATAAGTCCACCGAGCCCGCGCCCGCTAAGCCGATCGGCCGTGAGGCAGTTAAGGACCTTTGCACGAAGGTCGCAGAGCAGAAAGGCCCGCAGATTGTCATCGGCGCGCTCGCGTCTTGCGGCGTTACGCGCCTGACGAAGCTCCCCGACGACAAGCTCCCCGAGCTCGCCGCCATTCTCGAGAAGCGTCTCGCAGGGGATTGATATGGCGCACGCTCTCCTCTCTCCCTCCTCGGCCGCCCGCTGGTGTACGTGCCCCGGCTCGGTCGGTCTGACGAAGGACATGCCCGAAGAGGCATCGCCCTACGCTTACGACGGTACGCGGATGCACGAGAAAGCCGCTAAGGCGATCATCGCACGCACGCCTGTCCCTGCTCAGCCCGGCTCGCCTGAAGAGCTGCTGAACGAGTACATTAATTTTGTTATCGACGAAAGCGGAGGCAATGTCCTCATGGTCGAGCGGTCCGTGCCTATCGGAAAAATCACGGGCGAACAGGGCGCGGTCGGTACGGCGGACGCTATCGTCGTAAAGGACGACCTGCTCCACGTGATCGACCTTAAATGGGGCGCAGGCGTCCCCGTCGACGCCGAGGGCAATCGTCAGCTCTCGATCTACGCCATGGCCGCACTCGACGAGCTGACTGGCGACACGGGCATTAAACGCGTCCGCATGACGATCGTGCAGCCGCGCGTCGGCGACGGCCGCCCGCGCTCGTGGGAAATCAGCGTCGAGGAGCTCAACGCCATCCGCGCTGAAATCCGCAAGCATGCGGCGACGGCCATGCAGATGGCTGCGGGCATCATCGAGCCGACGTTCTGCCCCTCGAAGGACGCGTGCCGCTTCTGTAAGGCTCGCGGGTGCTGTAAGCACTTCGCCGCGTCTGCGCTATCCGCTGCCGGCATCGAGCCGCAGTTCGACAGCATGGATCAGCCGATGACGCCCGCCGAGCGCGGCCGCCTGCTTGACGCGGTGCCCGTGGTCGAGGCTTGGCTTAAGCACTTCACGGACGAAAGCCTGAAGCTCGCGCTCGACGGCGGCGAACTTCCGACAGGCTATAAGCTCGTCCGCGGTCGACCGGGCATCCGCAAGTGGGCCGACGACGAAGCTGCCGAAAAGATGCTCGCGGGCATGAAGGTGCCGAAGGCAGACCGCACGGTAAGCAAGGTTATCAGCCCGACCGCCGCGCAGAAACTTGTCAAGGCGCAAAAGCTGAGCGAAGCGCAGTGGTCTAAACTCGAGGCCCTCGTGACGCGGTCCGAAGGCGCCCTGGCGCTCGCGCCTGAGAGCGACAAGCGCCCCGCAGTCGAGCCGCCGAGCGTCGCCGAAGCGTTCCCCGTTATCGAAGAAAAGCCCGCACCGGAATGGCTCTAAAGACCGGCAACAATCCTAAATTCAACATTCGACATTAAGGAGTCTGATATGTCTCTCAAGTCCCCGAACAGCGTCCTCATCCGTGACGCCCGCCTCTCCTTCCCCGCTCTCGAAAACGTCAGCGAAAAGACGGGCAAATATGGCTGCGCTCTCCTCATCGCGAAGGACAATGACGCCGTCGACCTCATCGAAGCCATGTGCGCCCGCGTCCTGAAGGAAAACGATCCGAAGAACGCCGACGCCATCGCGAAGCGCCTCCGCCAGGTTGACAAGTTCCCGCTCCACGACGGCGAATCGAAGGAAAAGTATGCGGGCTATGCCGGCAACTATTTCGTCAACGCCAACTGCACGACGAAGCCTCGCCTGTTTGACGGCAAGCGTGAGCCTGTGGTCGACGGCGAAGCGATCCGCGAAAAGTTCTACAGCGGTGCCGTGGTCAACGCGATCATCGAAATCTTCTACTACAACAATAAGTACGGCCGCGGCCTCGGCGTCGGTCTCAAGGGCCTCCAGTTCGTCCGAGACGCTGACCGCTTCGGCGGCGGTGCTCAGGCCGACGCGGACGAGTTCCCCGTCGTCGAAGGCGAAGCCTCCGAAGAAGAAACGCCGTGGATTTAATCGGCGTCCGGTAAGCCAAAAACGGGCGGCGCTCTCCTGGGCGCCGCCTCGCTAAGGAGCAAACGATGCTTATATGGCTCGATTTGGAAACCTACTCGGAATGCGACCTCGCGAAGTGCGGCGCGCACCGCTACGCCGAGGACCCGACGACCGAAGTCACGCTGTTTGGCTACGCGATCGACGACGCGCCCGCGAAGGTGTGGGACCGCACGGCGACGAAAGTCCCGCCCGCCGACCTCACCGCCGCCTGCGCCGATCCCGCCGCGGTTTTCATCGCGCACAATTCGGCATTCGACCGAAGCGTCCTCGCTGCGAAGGTCTCGCCGCTCTTCGGCGACGTCGGTCGGTGGCAGGACACGATGATTAAAGCCTACTCGGTAAGCCTCCCCGGCTCGCTCGGTAAGCTCTCCGAAGTCCTCGGCCTTCCGCAAGATAAGGCGAAGGACAAAGACGGCCGCCGCCTCGTTCTCAAATTCTGCAAGCCTAGCGCCGCCGGCGTCCGCAAGGATCGAACGACCGACCCCGACGACTGGGCGCGCTTTGTCGAGTACTGCCGCCTCGACGTCGAAGCCATGCGCGAAACCGCGAAGCGCATCCCCGCGTGGAACATGACGCCCGCGGCGTGGGACGACTGGCGCATCGATCAACGGATTAACGACCGCGGGATCTGTCTCGACTCGGACCTGATCGCTGCCGCGGTCTCCGCCGCCGAGCGGGCGAAAGCGGCCGGCAACGACAAGGTCTCGGAACTCACCGACGGCGCCGTGCGCACGGCGGGACAGCGAGACGAGCTCCTTCGCTTCATTCTCGACGCTTACGGCGTGACGCTTCCCGACATGCGCAAGTCAACGCTCGAGCGGTGTCTCGACGATGACGCGCTGCCCGAAGGCGTCCGCGAGCTGATCGCGCTCCGCCTCCAGTCCGCAAAGGCGTCCGTGCAGAAATTCCTCGCGCTCGACAGGGCGGCCTGCGCCGACGGTCGGCTTCGTGGGACGATGCAATACATGGGCGCGAGTCGAACGGGTCGATGGGCCGGCCGCATTTTTCAGCCGCAAAACCTGCCCCGCGGGTCGATGAAGCCCGGGCAAGTCGAGACGGCCATCCGTGCGCTTAAGTCGGGCTCGGCCGAATACCTCTACGACGACGTGAATGCGGTCATCTCGAACTGCATCCGCGGCGCGGTTTGCGCCCCCGACGGAAAAAAACTCGTTGTCGCCGACCTATCGAACATCGAGGGGAGAATGCTCGCGTGGCTTGCCGGCGAGGAGTGGAAGCTCGAAGCCTTCCGCGCATTCGACCGCGGCGAGGGTCCCGATATTTACAAAGCAACGTACGCGAAGACTTTCGGCATCCGCCCCGAGGACGTCACGAAAACGCAGCGACAAATCGGCAAGGTGCTCGAACTCGCGCTCGGATACGAGGGCGGCGTAGGTGCCTTCATCACTTTCGCGGTCCCGTACCGCGTCGACCTTGACGCGCTCGCCGACCTGACGTTCGCGAGCCTCGACCCCTATTGGATAAAAAAGGCGTCGAGCTTTTGGGACTTCGCGGTCGAGAAAAAGATAACGCACGGGCTCAAGCGCGAGACGTTCATCGCTTGCGACGCGATCAAACGCGCGTGGCGCGACCGGCACCCGAAAATCGTGCAGCTATGGCGCGACCTCGGCGAGGCCGCCGTGGCGATTGCCTCAGGCGCGACGGATCGGGTCGATATTAACGAGCGGGTGTCCGTCGTAAGCCCCTACCGCGGATGGATGACGATCGTCCTTCCGTCCGGTCGCGGGGTTTGCTACCCGGACGTGAAGCTCGCGAACGACGGGCACGCCGACGCCGTGACCTATGCCGGCATCAATCAGCGAACGCGACAATGGGGGCCGCTGAAAACATACAGCGGAAAACTCGCGGAAAATTTAACTCAGAGCGCCGCCCGCGACGTTCTGATGCGCGGGATCGCGAACGCCGAGGGCGCGGGCTATGCGGTCGTTATGCACGTGCATGATGAGATCATCGCCGAGGTTCCCGACTCGCCAGAATATACCGCAGAAGGCCTCGCCGCTTGCATGACGAGCATGCCGGCGTGGGCGGACGGCCTCCCGCTTGCCGCTGCCGGCTTCGAGGCGCATCGCTATCGTAAAGAGTGACCCATGACACAAGACGAAGTGAAAAAGCTGTTCGTATACGAGCCTGATACTGGACTACTCAGAAGGATAGGCGGCCGAAAGCTGTACCCGTGGCACGGAATCGGGAAGGGCCTCCGTTACTTAGCTACGTGCATAGGCCCTAAGACGTATTACTTGCACAGACTTGTTTGGCTTTATCACTATGGCTATGAGCCAAAAATGATAGACCACATAAACATGGATACTCGGGACTGTCGGAAGAAAATCTTCGAGAATGTACCCCCGCGGAAAACCAATACAACACAGTAAAACGAGGGCATAACACATCCGGCTTTAAGGGCGTGGTGTTTCATAAAATCTGTAGAAGTCGCCCGTGGCAAGCAAAGATCGTCGTTGACGGAAAAGTGAAAAGCCTAGGGTACTACGCTACAAAAGAGGATGCGGCCAAAGCATACGCAGAAGGAGCTCGTAAATACGCCGGCGAATTTGCAAAGGCACCGGGATTTATCGAGGAATAAAAAAATGACGAAAAGAAAAATTGCAGACATCGCTGCTGAGATCACGCCGGTTCAATTCTCGGTGCTCCGATTCTTCGCGCTTTCTCCGGCGCGGTCGTTTACGGCATACGAGTTCATAAACGATACCGGGTTTTCCCTCGCTGCCGCTGAGCTTGCGTGGACGGCTCTGTCTTCCGCCGGTCTCATCCGCCCCGTACTCCGGCGCGGCGAAGAAACGGCCTTCACGATCACCTACGAAGGCAGGGCCGTTTTCGAGTATCTCCGCGAGGCGGGAACGTTCAGCCCCGGCCGTGTCCTCGGCCTTGACATCGTGAGGGCGCTATGAAGAAACGAACGAAGAAGTACCGCCCGCGGACGGTTAGAACGCCGGACTACCTCTACCGCATTGCGCCTGAGATCACCGAGGACAGTTTTATGGCCCTCGACCTCTGTGCGATGGTCCCGCTTGATGCCGTCTCGCGCGGCGAGGGTACGGTCGAGAACGTCGATACGGCTCAATCTGCGATTGTCTGCGGCTACGTCCTCTCGGCGGCATTCGAGGATAAGGCCCGCCTGCAGATCCTCTTCCTCCTCGCATTCGCCGGCCTGAACGGCGCCCGCCGCTGCATTCAAGCTGGCGAGGATATTCCGCCTTGCATCCTCGAGCCGGCACGCGCCGCGCTCTCTGTGTACGCGGATATGATGCGCCAGTGCGACAGGCAGACACTCGTCCGTATGGCGCGGACAACTCAGGACTACCGCGGGCGGATCATCAGCATTGCCGAGGGCGCAGGGTGGTTGCTCTCCCCGGGCGAGGACGAGGGCGGCGGTATTCTGCTCGAAGGCCGGCGCGGAGCGGTCTACATTAACGGGAAAATCAGGACGGGATACGCTCACTGGAACGCCGAGATGAGCCGCGTCGAGTGGATAGACCCGCTCGACGATACGAAAGTCCCAATTCTTAAGGACGTGCTCGTGCTGCTCGCAGAGCCGTATAAACCAAAGGAAATCGAAAAATGAAATGCAAACTAGGCCCGTGTTTTGTTTTAGACGGCAAATTTTCGTCCGTCAGGTTCGACTCTCGCCTTGTTGAAGAAGACGGCCGTAAGGACGTCGTTATCGACATCGTTTCGGAACGCGGCGAGATCGTCGCATCCGGCATCAAGCTTCATCAGCTTCAGATGATCGACCGCTTTATAACCGAAGCCTATGATTATCGCCGGGAGCAGGTCTTATTCATCCGTAAGGACCGGTCAGATGCTCCCGCCTGAGCTAATCGGTCGGCTTATGCGCCTGCGCCGGGAGCACTCGCTCTCGAAGCGTGAGGCCCTTCTCGTTTCTGTCGCTAGGCGGATGATCCTCGATCGGCAGCCCGAGCGAGCAGAGGAGGTCCTTAACGAACTGGATAGCGAGATACGGTGCAAGCGCGATTCTGTTCGGCGGGTTATCGCCGACCTTATTAACACGAAATTCCCTGAGGAGGAAAAATGACCGACTGGCAACCCTACCCCGATAACAAGCCGAAAGCCGGACACTATCAGCTAAAGCTGAGAACGCGAGCGGGTTTTTACCTAGCCTACGGCCATTACAACGGCTACTTTTTTGAAGGAGAAAGCGGCTGGCCGATCCCTGACGCCGACGTTATCGCCTTCCGCGAATGGAATGAGGACTACGAAGAATGACATACGACGAAAAGATTAAGGATATCGCCTACACCTACGGCCGCGACCGGCAGACGGTGAAGGCTTGCGAGGAGTTCGCGGAGGCAGCCGCTGCCGCCGCCCGTCTCGCTTTCGCACGGCATACAGAAAAGGACGGCGGGAAGTACATGGCCATCACGCCGCTAGAAAATGCCCTTGCCTCCGAGTGCGCCGACGTGCTTGTCATGATTAAGCAGCTCCGCATCCTTATTCCCGGCTTCGCCGGCCGTGTCGACCTCGCTATGCACGAGAAAATCGACCGTCAGATCGACCGAATCGCTAAGGAGGACAGCCATGCGTAACATCGCCGATGCCGCTATCGCGCTCGCTTTTGCGTGGACTTTCATCGGCGCTCTTCTTTGGGGCGCGTGGATGCTCGTCGAGGTGTTCGGCTTTTGGTCTCCCCTCGTCGTGATCGGCCTATTCGTTGCCCTTGCGTTCGCCGTCGGAGACTGACGATGACGCCGGAAGGAAAAATCGGTGCCTACCTCGTCCGCCGGGTCCGAGAGCTCGGCGGCGAGCAGCGGAAGGTCGAATGGAGCGGCCGCAGAGGCGCTCCCGACCGTCTCATCCTCTTCCCGCACGTTCACGCTTTCGTAGAACTGAAAGCGCCCGGACAGAAACCCGAACCGCACCAGGCGCGGGAATTGGAGCGCCTGCGGGCGGCGGGCTTCTCGGTGTACGTCGTTGACTCGAAAGCGTCGGTCGACGCAATGCTCGAGCGCCTGCTGGCGCGATCGCTTACGGCTTGCCTCGCGAAGGGCGAATACGTAGCGCCGGCGAACATGAAGGAGGGATGGAATGCGCCACACGATTGCTGATCTCAAGCAAATGCAGTCCTTGCCGCTCGACGCGAAGGTCCAAATGACAAAAGCGCGCGTTCGCGCGTGGTACGAGCATTTTGACGGGCAGGTATACGTCAGCTTTTCGGGCGGCAAGGATTCGACGGTGCTCAAGCATGTCGTGGATTCGATGTATGACGTCAAGAAAAACCCGCTAAAAAAATACCAGCGGGAGACAGGCCGCGCGCCGATTGTCGGGACGATGGCGGACGAGTCCCGCATGCGGTATAAAAATTGGCTTTTGCACGGGTGCAATGCTTTCGCCGCGAGAGCGCCGGTGAGCAGCCCTCTCAGCTTTTGGACCGAGCAGGACGTCCTGCGGTACATCGTCGAAAACGGGCTCGAGATTGCGTCGGTCTACGGCGAAATTAGAGCGGACGGCGGCGGTCGCCTGTATCTCACCGGCGAGGAGCGCACCGGCTGTATGTTCTGTATGTTCGGCGCGCACCTTGAAAAAGCGCCGAACCGCTTTCAGCGGATGAAAAAGACGCACCCGAGGCAGTGGGACTACTGCATGACCGACTTGGGCTTAAAGCAGGTTTTGGATTACTTAGGAGTCGAAAGCGAATGACAAACCGCGAAACCGTGCGTCGTGAATACATCCCCCGCCCCTATCAGCGCCTGATGATCGCGCACGCGCTGCGGAATCCGCGGTGCGCCCTGTGGGCGGGCATGGGCACCGGGAAGACGAGCGCGACGCTCTTCGCTCTCGACTTCGTGCGCCGCGTGTACGGACAGTCGCCGGCGCTCGTTATCGCCCCGCTCCGAGTCGCGCAGTCGACGTGGCCCGACGAGGCGAAAAAATGGGCGGGCCTCGAGGACTTGTCCGTGTCCGTCATCGTCGGCAGCGCGAAGCAAAGACGCGCGGCGCTCCTCGCTAAGGCGTCGGTCTATACGATCAATTTCGAGAACATCCCGTGGCTGATCGAGGAGCTCGGGCGGCTCGGCTGCACGTGGCCCTTCCGCGTGATCGTTGTTGACGAAAGCACCCGCCTCAAGTCCTTCCGCACGCGCAGCGGTTCGATGCGGGCGCGGGCGCTTGCGAAAGTCGCCTACACGCACGTCGACCGCTTTATCGAATTGACCGGCACGCCGTCCCCGAACGGGCTCGCCGACCTGTGGGGGCAGTCGTGGTTCCTTGACCGGGGCGAGCGCCTCTGCCCTTCTTTCTCGCGGTTTACTTACCGTTGGTTCCGCGAGATCCGTATCGGTTCGGACGCTTTCGCGACGAAGCTGGAGCCGCGCCCAGGGGCCGCCGAGGACATTCAGGCGGCGCTCTCCGATATCTGTCTCGCGATCCGCGCGGAAGATTGGTTCGATATCGATGAGCCGATCGTCCGCGACGTGCCCGTCGAGCTACCCGCCCCCGCGCGGAAAGTGTACGGCGATATGCAGCAGGCTATGTTCGCCGAACTCGAATCAGGGACCGCCGTCGAGGCATTCTCCGCCGGGGCGGTCACGACGAAGTGCTTGCAGGTCGCGAGCGGCGCGCTCTATACGGACGACAGCGGCGCGTGGGAAGAGATTCACGACGGGAAAATCGCGGCGCTGCGGTCAATCGTCGAAGAGTCCGCAGGCGCTCCCGTGCTCGTCGCCTACCATTGGAAACACGACCTCGACCGACTGCTGAAAGCCTTCCCCGAAGGCCGAGCGCTTGACCGAGACCCGCAGACGATCAGAGATTGGAACGCGGGCAAAATCCCCGTGCTATTCGCGCACCCCGCCTCTGCCGGGCACGGCCTCAATATGCAGGACGGCGGGAGCACGATTGTCTTTTTCTCGCACTGGTGGGACTTGGAGCAGCGGCAGCAGATTGTTGAGCGTATCGGCCCGACGCGACAGACTCAGGCCGGCCACCCCCGCCCGGTCTACGTCTACAACATCGTCGCAAAGGACACGCTTGACGAGGTCGTGATACAGCGATGCGCGGGCAAGCAAAGCGTACAGGATGCGCTCCTCGACTACATGAGGCGCACGAAAGCGTGATATCAGTACCCCGAACCTCACTGGGATGGAAGAAGAAAAGCCCCTCGCGGCCTAAAAACTGCGAGGGGCGTTTCTTTATTTGACCCAAACGTTTTCGTGCTTTCCGAGCGAAGGAAGACGGTCGCAGCTAACCGTTTCCCCCGAGCCTAATTCGATGGAAACGCAGCGCCCCGTGCTGTAAGAGGTGAACACGGTGGGCGTATTCAGGTAGTCGTTCACCGTAAAGATGAGCATCGCAAGGGCAAGAAGCGCGAGAAGCACAGTGCCTACAGATTTGAGCATTTTCGTTCTCCTGTTGTGTGGGCGGCTTGCGCCGCCCGTGGTGTTTATTCTTCGTAGCCTTCGAAGTCGGCCCGGCTGGATACGTACAGCGCTTCGCCGAGGCTGAAGCAAACGGCCTGCGCGTCGAGGTCAAGGCTGTTGCGGACGAAATCCTCAGCCTCCTCGGCCGTAAAGGTGCGGTCCTGTCCGCTCACGCGCTCGGCAACCTCGATCAGGTCGTTTTCGTCCATCAGTTCGACGCCGTAGCGGCCGGCGTAGTAGGTGCCGTGGTCGTCGTCGGCCTCGAGGAAGGCGAGCGCTTCGGCCTTCCCTTCCTTTTCGGCGGATCCGGCGACCGCCGTGCGGGCGTCGTTGAGCGAGCGGGTGAAGCCGTTCTCGACGATGACTGCGGCGGCGATGACGCGGCGGGCTTCGTTGGAAAGGTTCAGCAGGGCGTTGTAAGCGGCGGGGGTGTTGGTCTTCGTCATAGTGTTTCCCTCTTGGCCAGAGTTGGATGTTGGGCGGCTTGCGTCGCCCCTTGTTGTTAGTTGAAGTAGTACCCGGCTTCGATCGCATCGTAGGCTTCTTCGATTTCTTCCTGCGTGTAGGCTGCGAAGTTGTTGGCAAGGCATTCGCCGTCTTCGAGGGCTTCGAGGGCGCGCGTCGTGAGTTCGGCTTCGTCTTCGGCGTCGTTGATGGCTGCGCGGAGGTCTTCGAGGATGGTGGCGGCGTTCTTGCTGAGGTTCTTCGTCATGGTGCTTTCTCCTGCGCTTAAGCGCGTTTTGTTTGTCTATGTCTGAATATTAGCGCGCTAATAACGGACACGCCACAGGGGAAAACCCTTATTCTGTAGAATTCGACAGAAATAAAAAGAGCCGCCCGAAGGCGGCTGAAGAAGTCTCAGATGCGCGGCTGCTCGCGCATGAAAAATGATACTACTTACTCGCCCGCGGCGAGGTGTTTTGCCCCGGCGGCGTCGAGTTCGATCCTGCACCACTCAAGAGCGCTGTCAGCTCGTTTAAGTAGCTCTCCGCAGCGGACTGCCATGCCGGCAAGTCGATCTCGGTCGCGAGCGCACGCGGCGGCGTCGGACACGGGCGCACGACGGTAGGCGGCGAGCTGCTCGCGCATCCGCACAAGCTGAGCGTCAGCGTCAGCAGCACGAGAGCGGAGCGCGGCGAGCTCCTGGTCGGCTGTGGCGCGTCGGTCGGCGTCCGCCTGTTCTGCGGCTGCGACGGTCTCGCGGATTGCTTTCTCGTGTGCATCTTTCAGCTCCTTAAATCGTTGCTCATAGGCGAGCGCGGTGCTCGTCTCTCCCTTTGTGTAGCCTAGCCAGTAGGCGCCCGTAAGGGCGACGACAGCGCCAGCGGCAATGATCCATTTATGCACGGTATTCCCCTTATGCGTATGGATTGAATTTTAGAGCCTCATTGATGCGGTGCATTTTTACTTTATCGACTATCTGTTTTTTGTATCTGTGTTTAGTAATTGGTATCGGTCCGCCTACGCTGGCGAAACCGTCCGACCGTGCGGGCGAATCGGAAAGCCCGGCTGCGGATTCCGTTGCGCCTTCGCGGGCGATCCTTTCGCCCTCGGCGGTCAATGTCCGCCACGTGGTCCGATCGTACTTCAATTTGTTGTAGGTTGCCGTGCGGATCAATCCCGCCGCCTGCAATTTTTCGAGAGCGCCGCGAACCTGCTTTTCGGTCAAATAGCTGTAGCCGTCGGCGATCTCTCGGACGCTGCCGTAGGTCCACGCCACGCCGTCGCGGATGTTGCGCCCTGCGGCGGCATTCTGTTGAACCCAAAACGACAGCGACTCGAACACGATGGCGGCGTTGACGCCGACACGCTCGGCGACTTCGATATTAAAAGCGTGTTTCACGCTTGATTCACCCCCACCCTATTGAAACAGTTGGGGCAATCGCTCATACTGAAATAGTTAAACGATCACCCCTCGCCCGCAGGAATTCACCCTCCCTGCGGGCATTTTTTATCCTCAATTAGTATTTAATATGCTCTAATTATTCAATTTCCACTTGTTTTAACTTATTATTTTGTGTTACGGTAAATTTAGTCGAAAATATCGGGAAATAACTTCTCGGCCTGCACGCCTAGAAGTTTTTCATATTCCCGAATTGTCTTGAAGTGAGCAGGAGTTGAGAGCCCGCGCTCATGCTTCGAGATGCTTTGCTGACCTAGACCCAATCGAACGGCGATTTGCTGCTGCGTGTATCCTGCGGCGATTCGAGCCGCTTTCAATGCCGAGCGCATCACAGTCCGCCTGTCGTGCGGATCAAATTGCGCTCAAGCCAGCGGTCGAGGTCGATCTTGCGATAGCGGACGATTGCTTTCGTTCTGCTGTCTCCGATCCTGACATAGGCGCACCCGCGGCCTTCAATCCGAAGGCGCGCGAGCTTCTGCACTGAGATTCCGGTGTACTCCGATGCTTCTTTAGCTGTTAGATACTCTTTCAAAAATATCAATCCTTCCTATTATTTTTAGTAAATGAAATAATCTGTCATTTAAGAACGCTTGTTCCATTTACTACAAATAATATACATTGCGCTCCAATATATGAAAACCCGCAATATGTTCCTGCTATGGGATTTATTGAGGGTTGATTTTGGCATGCAAAAACCCGGTACCTATTGAGGTATCGGCTTTTTGTTAATCGCTTACATCGTGGGAAGTTAATCCCACAAATTAGATACCGCTCGGCGGATAAGGTCAGGCGCGACCTTGCCGTAGACCTGAGCGGTTATGACCGGGCTCGAATGGTCGAGCGTTTTGCTGATGACTTCGAGCGGGACGCCCTTGCGCACCTGCTGCGTCGCTACGCTATGCCGTAGCGTATGGACCACGGCCCGCTCTTCCGGCGGCGTCCCAGGCGGATTAAATAGCCTGTTCATGACGGCCTGTAGCTTGTACTGGATCGACTGCATGGCCGGGACGCGGTCCTCCTTCCCCTTGAGTGCGAGGACGTAGCCGCGGCGTCCTTCGAGCAGCGCCATCGTCTCAGCGTCGAAAAATCCCGTGTAGGTCCGTCCCGCTTTGTGGTTCTGCAGCGTCACCGATCCGTCGGGGCGGATGTCATCCGCGCGGACTGTTAGGAGCGTTCCGATACGTGCCCCGGTGCATAGGCTCATCTTGACGAATAGGTAAAGCCTAGCGTCACCGCGGACGGCTTCGAGCAGCTGCGCTATCTCCTCCGCCGTGAGGTACCGCTTACGCGGACCGGTGCCCTTCGGCAGGTCAATACCAACCGTCGGGTCCGGATGCCTGTATTTGTCCCGCGCTATCGCGTAGCGCATAACGGCCCTGATCTGACGATAGCGAAGCGTCACCGTGGCCGGGCGGTACTTTGCCGCTAGCTCGTCGATGTAGCGCTGCACGTCCTCGCGCGTGATCTTGCGAGAATCGTAGAACGGCACCTTGCGCAGAATTTGCAGATGCTCGACGGTTGACGCTTTTAGATCCCGCTTTTTCAGATACCACTCGAACAGGTCGCCGAATGTCGGCTCGTCCTTTTTGACCTTTTGGAGCTCTGCCGCTGCCCGCTCGCCGAATCGGTGCTCGTTGATGATCCGCGCTTTCTCCCGGTAGCAAAAAGCCTCCGTGATGCCCTCGGACTTTTTGCCGACAGGGATGCGCTTCACCTTCCCGTCGATCCGCATCCGCAGAAAATAACTGCGGTCCCCGTTTTTTAGTTCCCTGTGATATACACCCTCGTACCTGTTACTTCTTACGTCTACAGACACATAAATCACCCTCTTTTACGGTTTCCGAGGCGTCACATTTAGCGTCATCTCGCGTGCCGTTTTTGTATATTTTCTAATATAAATATATACTATTTTTAATATAAAGAAAACCCGTTAAATCAAGCGTTTACGCCTGTTTTAACGGGTTTTCGGCTGTTCTATGGACGATATAGATAATATTATCCATAGTTTCTCTATATTGCTTGGTATTACGCGGTTTTCCGCGCGCGTTACGCGTTCAGCCGTCACGCTAGCGGCACGACAGGCAAAAAGAAAAGCCCCGAAGCGGTTAGGCTCCGGGGCTTGTTCATGCCTCTTTTTACGCCGCAGGCTAGACGGTCCGATTAGGGAAGTCATCCCTATCTGAATTCCGCGAGCTTTCAGACTAAGCTCCGAGCCTTTTGACTAGTCAGGCGGCTCGTCCTGTCGCTCATGCCGTCAGCGCCGACGGTTCCCGAGAGCGCGGGCCGCGTTTACGATTGCTCGCTAGGCGGTTGTTATTCCCAGTGAGGAGAACGAAAGAGATAATACACACTTATACCGCGTGTGTCAAGCGAGCGCCTTGTAAATTCCGTCGGCGATCGCCGTTGCGATTTTCTCCTGATATGCGTCGGTGAATAGCTTTTTGCACTCGGCGCTATTCGAGATGAAGCCGCACTCGACTAACGCGGCGGGCGCTTTCGTATGCTTGAGCACGTAAAGCGTCGTCGTGGTCTTCGCACCGCGATCCTTCGCACCGGTCGCCGCGATGAGCTGCGTCTGAATGTCGTCCGCGAGCTTTTTCGTTGTACCCGCGACAGGATAGCGCCACGTCTCGATCCCGCTCGCGTCCTTGTTCGCCGCCGAGTTCAGGTGGATCGAAACGAAAGCGTCTGCGCCCCACGTGTTGCTGATCGCGCAGCGCTCTTTCAGACTGACCGCCTCATTCTTCGTGCGCGTGTAAAGCACGCTCACACCTTTCGCCTTCAGCTTTGCGCCGACCTTCTTCGCGATGGCGAGAGTGGCAACCGCTTCGTGCTTTGAACCGTTGACCGCACCAGGATCAGGCTTTCCGTGGCCAGCGTCAATTACTACCTTTTTCGTCATTGAAGAGTCCCTCCTCTTTTTCTCGGAGCTGGGCAAGGCCGCGACGCAATACGTTCGGAATCATTCCGCCGAAGCCGAGGCGCTCGATATTCTCGATAATAGCGCCGAACTCATTCAAACAGTATGCGAATATCGAGACGTTCCTCAGCAATTCCGTCCCGCAGACAGCGTCGAGGCCGTGGCACATGGAAACGACCGCGAGGATGATGAACTTTTTGAACAGGCCGACAAAACCGACCGAGCTCGACCATTCTCCGAGCTTGAAACTCGCAGCCGTGCCGGTTATGTAATCGGTCGCGATGAAAGCGAAAAGCCAAATCACCGCGTCATCAATCGTTCCGAAGGCGAATGTCGCCACCGCACCGATGCCGGCGCCAACCGCCATGAGAATTGCCTCCCCCTTCGCGGGAATTAAAGCACAGAAAAAATCGTAGAGTCTTTGGAGCATGCGCCGCCCCTCCCTTGTAAATAGTCATTGCTCCTGACTGCCCTCATTTTAAGGTACCGCCCGCGGGGTTTTTACGCCCGTTGTGCCAGCAAGGGTAAAGAAAAGCCCGCCCAGGAATGGACGGGCCTTCGATATATCGGCACGCTTTAGCCTGCGGCCTTGAGCTCCTTAACCGCCGCGACAAGGAGCGCGACGATGGCGCCATAGTCCACAGCCTTAAAGCCGTCCTCGGCGGTCGTTACGGCTTCAGGAAGCACCTTCTCGACCTCCTGGGCGATGACGCCCGCGCTGCGGCCTTCGGTGTCCTTAAGCGTGTAGAGATAGCCGGCAATAGCGTCGAGCTTGTCCAGTGCGCCTTCGATCGGAACGAGGTCGGACTTGAGGCGTGCGTCCGAAGTCGTGTTGAACTTCGTCGCGTAGACCTGCCCGCCCCAGGTGAGCGCGCCGTCGGGCTTGCCGATAAGCGCCACGGTCTTCGTCCCGTTGTGGGCGCGGACCGTAAAGCAGCCGGGATCGGCCCCCCAGTCTTTGCCGTTTAGGTAGACGCTCGCGCCCGTTGCGTAGGCGTCGCCGCCTTGCATAACGGAGCGGTACGCCGTATTGCCGGGCAGGTGCGAGAGCCAAAGATCGCGGTCAGCGCCGAGGAGGTTCGCCGAGCCGTCCATGACGATATTGCCCGTCATCGTGCCGCCCGTCGTAGAAACGCAGTCGGCGGTCTTTTGGTTGACCCACTTCGTCGTCGCGATCTGATTGCTATCGTCCCCCGCGTCAGGCGTCGGGGCTTGCGTGAAGTGCTTGCCGTTCGCGTCCATACCGATGCCGATAGCGTGCGCCGCGGCCGCGTCGCCGCGTCTAATGCCGTCGACGATCGAGAGCTTAACGAGGACGCTGCCCGTGTCCGCATAGGACGCCGTCTGCAGGTGCCCGAAAGCCTGCCCCTGGTTATCGCGGAGGATGAGCGCGGTCTGGTACTGATTCGCCGTCGGGACGGTCGTGCAGTCATCGATCGAGTGCTGCGCGAACATCGTAGACGAGAAGCGCTTCGTGCCCGCGATAACCTCGTTCCCGGTCAGGTGAACGACTCCGTCGTCGTCGGCTTTACCGTTTAGGGCGGTCTGCAGGCCGCTCACATCACCGATATCGTGGCCGTGCTCGGTCGGTGCGTATTGCGTGTGAGAATGGCTGGCCGCAGCCTTGCCGTCTAGGGCGCTTTGCAGCCCTTCGACGTCGCTGACGGCGTGCCCGTGCTCGGCGGCTGCATATTGCGTATGGGTGTGCCCGGTGGGCGAGTATTCGGAGTGGGCGTGCCCGACGTCCGACTTCTGCGAGAGCGCCTGCGTGAGGCCCGACACTTCGTTGACCGTGTGGCTGTGACTCGCGGCGGCATAGCCGGCGTGCGTGTGGCTCGCCGCGGCCTTAGCGTCGAGAACGTCCGAGAGCTTCTGATTAGTCTCGCGGTAGTTGATCTCGTCGGTGCTATGCGCGGCAAGGTCGGAGAATTCGGGCGTCTCCCAGCCGCCGGTCGTGCGGTTGTAGTGGAGCCCGATGAGGTTCTCGTTGAGCGAATCGATCTGAATGAGATTGTCGCCGGTCTGGACGGTCAGAGACTCGAAAACACCGACGCAGATATCGTTGTCGTTTAGTTCGGCGTAGTAGTACATGGTTAACCCCTATAGATGCCCCGCGTCCCGTCTTTTCGGACGTAGGTAATCACATGGCCGCGAATCGTGACGCTCGTTATGTAGTCCTTAACAGCGACGTCGCCGGCGGAGTCCGGTGTCGCCCCGTTGATAGACTTAACCGCGCCCTCCACGTTTTCGGCGGAGGTGCGCGGTTTGAGTTGCACGACTTGGCCGCCGATTTTTGTGACAAGCGTCACGCTTTTTCCAGCGGCTGCCATAGTTAGGCCTCGTATTTGATGAAGAGCTCACCCTCAGCGAGATCCGACGGGGCGGCGGTGCCGACGCGGACGTGCCCGACGTTCGGGTGCGTGTAGTTGGACAGGCCTTCGAGCTTCGTCTTAAGCGCGGTCGTGAAGTCTTCGGTGGAGAGGCCCTTGCCGCTGACCTTGTCGACCTTGTTGCCGATAGCGGCATTAAGGGCGTCCATCGCGGTTTCATTGCTGGCGATGTAGTCGGCGATTTCCTTAAGCGTGTCGTAGGTGCCAGGTGCGCCATTGATAAGGTTATCAATGGCCTCGCTAATCATGCTGTTAACCTGCGTAGTGGTAACACCACCCGAAACGGCAGACGCAAGATCAGACGCAATAGAAGCTAAACGGGTTGCGAGCGTTTCGCCGGTAGTTGAATTGACAATAACATTGTCCGCACCCGTCTTAACCATGATGTCAGTCATGACACCGTTCAAAACATCGGACAATGAAGTGTTCGTATCACGATACTTAATATCATCCGTGGAATGGGCAAAGGTTACGGCTTCTTCCCATTGACCAGTTGTACGATCATAATGCAAACCAATTAACGTATCGTCCAAACTGTCAATTTCGATATACGAGGTATCTTCGATAACATCAAGAGATTCAAAGACACCTACGCAAATATCATTAGAGTCTAACTCTGCATAATAATACATGGTTTTTACTCACTATAAACAATCGCAAGCGCAGGTAATTCAGCAAGCAATTCCTCTTCAGTAGGAATTTCACGTTCACCTGCTAAAACAGCATTCAGAATTTCATAACCCTTAGCCCACACTGCCGAGCGCCATGCTCTGAAGGCTTTTCCCTCATCGTCGAACTTGGTAACGCCTGTATCAACATAGGAACACACGGACAAACAGGAATCGTAATTCAACTTCTGCGCTTCACTGTCTAAAACGTTTTGAACAGCGGCAGTTAATTGAGCCTGAATCTGCGCGTTCTTTTCTTCCTCGGTCATGTTTGCTAGACGTTCAGCTTCTTCCTGTTCGCGTTTAATTTGTTCAGCTTCTTCACGTTCGACCCGTTCAGTCTCTTCTCGGATTTTTTTTCGGGCTTCAAATTTTTCACACAGCGAGGAAACCGACGAAATAACACGTTCAGCATATTCGTTCGGAAATGCCTTAAACGCCTCCCCGTTAATCCAACAAGTACCAAGCGTCTTGTTGTAGTCAATAGATTCAATGCCATCAGGCAAGGAAATACCGCCGTCTAAAATGAAGTTATCCAAAGAGTCCGTGTAAGAATATCCATCACATTGAACTATAACATTGCCATTTCTAATAACAAATAAATCCTGCATTACAAGTCCCCCTTAAGCCGTTCTCTTCCACATATAAACAGAAAGATATGGTTGCATATTGTTGTGAGCTGATCCGCTACCAGTTGAATTAATCGTGACAGTATGACTATGACTTCCATTGCTGTTAATAGAAACTGAATGGGAGTGCGAACCTGCCGAAGATGTGTACTGAGTGGATGTATTTGTACCGTAGATGCCATACTGAGGCATAGAAGAATAATCAGAGTCACCAGTACCATAAGTGATACTATGTTTGTGACCACCTGAGCTAGTTGCGCTACCGCTATGACTATGGCTTCCTGCACTGTCCGTTGAACCGCTGTGCGAATGCGACGGCATCTCACTGGTAGTGAGCGTGTGCGTTTCTTCACCACCTGTTTCACCTGCAGGATGTGCAGTACCTGCGCCAATGAGAACACGGCCTTCATTAAGCGCAACCCACGTACCACCGAATAACTGCCTCGGGTTCGTGGAATTAACGCTCATGTAAATGGAGCCGACAGGGTACGCATCAAGAGCCGTGCTTACAGGTACACTAATATTCCCATTCTCATCAGGCATAACGCCATTCACAGTCTTAATCGGCAGCTTCTGTTTGTCCAAGTCCGTCGCGCGACTCAGGTCAAATACCTCAATCATTGTTTCTCCCTCCTCAATCCTTGAAGCCCCAGGCGATATTGTCGAACGTAACCTGCCCCGTAATGGTCAAGCGGCAAACCATCGAAGTGCCTGCGGGCTGAGCGCTGATATCGGTAAGCGTGTCTTCCTCGACCGTCGTAAACGTCGAACCGCCGTCACGACTGACGCTAACCTTCACCGAGCCCGAGCCGCTCCAATCAGTCAAAACCCACGCCTTAGCGTTCGCCGTCGTGATCGTTTTCGCAAGCGACTGGAGAATAATCGTGTCTGCGCTCGTTTTTTCGATTCGGTGGCTGTCCGCGTCGTGCATTGCGCTCACGGTAGCGCCCGCACCGACGGATGTATTGACGTCGCTCAAGTCGTCGAAACATTCGAGGATGAACGAATAAAGGCCGAAGTTCAGCGCCTTCGTAAGAGCAGTCGAGCGGAACGTGTTCTCTTTGATGAGGCTCGACATGACAGAGAAATTCGTATCGTATTGCGGGATGCCGACAAGCCCGGTGCTCCCGTTCTTTCGCGTGTACTTGATACGCGTACCGCTTGAGGCAAGCCCGACGATAGCCGTGTCGATCCCGAGATTAGTGAGCGCATCGTCAGCCGTTGCCGCGCCCGTGCCGCCGTTCGCGATCGGCAGGTTTTTTATCGTCGTAACGCCGCTCGTGCCGTTCTTCTTCTTAAACGTAATTCTGCCCGCGTCAGCAACCAACCCCGTCACGTAGTCGTCAACCGTGACCTCGCCGGCAGCGTCCGGCGCTTCGCCGTTGATCGTCTTCACAACGCCGTCAATGTTCGCCCCGTTGATGGCCGTGGCATCCGTGAGCGACTGATCGAGCGCCTGCGGCTTGCCCGTTGACGCGTTCGCGACGATGCGATAGCCCTGAGCCTGCTTGCTCATTGCGTCTTTGTACTCGGCGTCCGTCAGCGCGACCTTATCGCTCGGCATGGACGCGGTCGGCGTAATGTCCGACGAGTAAAACGCGTTAGTCGATTTACTGTAGTAAAAAGCCACTTTCTGACCTCCTTACTTTCCGACGGCGTGGTAATACGTTTCGACGCCGCCGTCTCCGTTGTGTCTGATTGTCGCCGCCCCGAGTCCGTCGGGCGTTGCTGCGTACGAAATCGGCACGCCTGTCCTTGACGTGCAGACGACGCTTTCGATTGCGGTAGGGAATGCGACGGGAAACACGACGCGCGTCCCTGTGCTCCCGTTCGCAATTTTAGCAACGCCCCACTGCTCGATCGTCCCGTCCGACAGAGCGCGGAAACCCGCGCCCGCCGCGACGATATGGGCGGCGGATTCGTTTTCTTCGTCGAGCTTTTGCTTGAAGTGCGCGAGCCCGGCATAAGTCAAAACGCTGTCCGCCATGCGCCCGCCTCCTTACGCGAAGAGCGCGTCGATCTCGGCGTTCGAGATGCCCGTGATGGTAATCATCGGCGCCATAGCGTCCCAGCCCGTCCCATTCCACACGACATTCACGCCGGCGTCGATCCCGTTCGCGGCATCCGCTGCGACGACGTTGTACATGTCGCCCGTGGCCGGAGAGGCGGGCAGGTCGGCATAGGTGTCAACCGAGCCGCGGTAGTTTACCGCGCTGGCGACGTCCGTTTTGAGCGCGTACGAAGACAGGTCAATGTTCACGCCCTTGCTATTGATCGCCAGGGCGGTGCCGTTTACGCTCACCTTTTCGAGGACGTTGACCTGAGCGCCCGCGGCGATGCCCTCGACCTTCGTAAAGTGAGCCGCGGACATGAGGCCCGACTTGCTAGCCGTGGCGTCGGTGTAGGTCGTGTCCTGACCGGGAATGCCGAGCGCCGTGATGTCAGCCTTCGTCGCGGCCGCGGCGGCAACCACGTGACCTTCACCGTCGACCGTAACCTTATAGAGCCCCGACGTCAACGCAGTGTGCGTGGCGTGGCGATAGACCTTCGTCTCGGTGCCGTCGATGATGATGTTGCCGTTCGTGGTCGAACCGGCGACGGCCGTCGCGCCTTCGCTCACGTCTTCGAGCTTTGCGAAGTCCTCTTTGCTCATCAGGCCGTCGGCGTTTGCCGTGGCCTTGTTGTAGGTCGTGTCCTGCGCGGGAAGCCCGAGCGCGACGAGGTCGGCCTTCGTGACGGCGACACCGGTTGTGATGTGGCCGTTGGCGTCCGTCGCGATCTTATAGATGCCGGACGTGAGCGCGGCCCCTGTCGGGTGGATGTACACGTTTACCGCCGTGCCGTTGATTTTCAGCACGCCGTTAGTGCCCGACGCTTCGGTCTTCGTCGCGCCCTCGGCAATACCTTCGAGCTTGACGTACTGAGCGGCGGACATAAGGCCCTGCTCCGTGCTCGAGGAAAGGTTGTAGACCGTCTGCGGAATCTCAACCGTGCCGACCACCGTGCCGTTGACCGACTTCAGCGTGATCGTGCGGCCTTCGATGCTCGCGGCGCCGACAGCGACGCCCCTTGAGCAGACTGTCGTAATACGCAAGGTTGTCGGCAGAAACAAATTGAGTTGTTGCCATTGTTGGATCTCTCCTTTAGAACAAATTCGCGATAAATGAATTTTCGACGGCGGTCACGGCGGACTCACCCTGCTCCCCGCGCTCGCCTTTTTCGCCCTTGTCCCCTTTGTCACCTTTCGGGATGCCAAAAGTAAAGAGCGGGCTTGATGCCGTGCCGGTGCGACCGACAGATGCAGAGCTGCCCGCCGGTAGCGTGTACGCCGCGGCAGATATGTCGGGCGTATCCCCTTGGTCGCCCTTATCACCCTGCTCTCCCTTGTCGCCCTGGTCGCCCTTATCGCCTTTCGGAATGCCGAAGGTAAAAACGGGATTTTCATTCGTGCCCGATCGAGAAACCGATGCAGCGCTCCCGGCGGGTAGTGTTTGCGACGCCGCGGAGATATTCGGTGTGTCCCCCTTGTCGCCTTTCTCTCCCTTTTCGCCGGTCGGCCCCTGGTCGCCCTTGTCGCCTTTAGGAATGCCGAAAGTGAAAATCGGACTCGACGGCGTGCCCGACCGCTCGACCGATGCGGCACTGCCCGCGGGAAGCGTCTGCGCTGCGGCGGATATGTCGGGCGTGTCGCCCTTATCCCCTTTGTCGCCTCGGTCCCCCTTCTCGCCCTTGTCGCCCTTCGCCCCTTGCAGACACGCGACTTCGACGCCCGTGCCCTCGACGATGCTGTCGGCGTCAATGGCGAGCGCTTTCGCTTCGACGATTGCGCCCGCATCGGCGGAGACTTCCGCCGCTTGCACGGTTGCCGAATCGACCGACGCGGTACTGTCGAGGCGCCCTTCGACGGTGATCTCTCCGAGGGCCTCGGCGCTCTTTTGGGCGGGCGCGGAATTGCGGCTAGTTCGCTGATAGATTGACACGGGTTACCTCGCGCGAAACGGAAATGGTGCCTTCCAACACGCGGAAAATTTTATCATCGGGCGAGATGAGTTCGATGTCGTAGACGCACTCGGGCGCGGGATATTTCTCCGTTACGGCGTGCGGGAAAGTCGCTGTGATTTTCCCGCTCGTTGTGTCGATCGAAAGGCGTCCGTTTTTCGTTGTCAGCGTATCCGCCGCGCGGTCAGCGTAATGACTCGCGCGGACCTGCATCGCGGCTTCGTAGCCCGTCAGGTCGGCCGTGCCGTCGGCTCCAGTCGTGCTAACGGTCAGCGTAAGGTCCGAGCCTTGGTCGAGTTTGAAATCGAATCGTTTAGCCATGTCGCGCCTCCTCAGTAGCCGACAGCGAGCCACTCGGTCCACGCCCCGCCGTTGCCGTTATGTCGGACCGTGACGCCGCCCGCTGTTGGAGTGTCATGCGAGTACGCGACGCCGAGCGAGCCGACGCTAGAAAGATAGACGCCCGTGCAGGCCGTCGGGAATGCAGTGGGGAAGACGATCGCCGTGCCCGTGTCGCCGTTGGCGATGCGCGCCCTGCCCCACTGAACGATGAAGCCGTTCGGCAGTCGCTGAAAGCCGCTCGCGCCGTGCGCTTTGACAAAGGCAGCGAGCAGGTTTTTAGGCGTGAGCGCTCGCGCGTTGTCCGCGCCCGCGAACACCTCGGCGTCCGTGGCGATCTCAATCAACCCGCGGCGGGCATCCGTCGACGTCAGCGCCTTCAGACCTGCGGGCGTCACGACGCGCTCGGCGTCCGTGCCGGCAATCGTCTCGGCATCCGTCGCAAGCTCGACGACGCCCTTGATATCGGTCGTCGCGGGCGGGTTGAAAAAGTTCGTGTCGCCCACCGTCACGCTCGCGGCGGAATGGTCCGCCAGCTTGATGTCGACGGCGAGGAGCGCAATAGCCCCCGCGGCCTTTTGCACGATCGGCGTGTTCTGAGAGCTGACCGCGAAAAGCGTGCCGTCGGCGAGAAAGACGCCGACCTCGTAGACGGTATATGTAGCCGCCGAAGCGTCCTCGACCGATACGTGCAGCGTGTGCGCACTGGACGCGCCGCCCGATAGCGCCGTCAGCGTCGTAATCGGCGACTTGAGCGCCGTCTGCGTAGCGGTCGGCGTGTACTGCCCCGAGCCGAATTGGATCGAGGCGAGCGTGATGCTCTCGGTCCCCGTCTGCTCGGCGTTTACGAGCGCGGCGAGACCGGCATTAGTAACGAGTAAATCCATCTCAAAGACCCCCTGTCAATCTTGAAAAAGTGGCCGCGCGGGCGACTGCCTTGACGCCCATTCCGCCCGACACGGCGCGCTGAATCGTCAGGTCGTAATGGCTGCGGAGCGGCTTCGCGTCGTCGATAAGCGCGATGATGTCATTCTGCATATCGGCGGTAACGACGCCGCCGACGTCGGTCTGCGTCACGTAAATTTTGAAAGTGTGCGGCGTCCCCTTCGGTGTCATCTGCCACCACTCGACGATTTTCGCGTAGGACTGGACGGCGCTCAGCGCGTCGCGGACGGCGGAGACCGTCCCGCGCAGGCGCTTTTCTTTGATGATCTTTCGCAGCATCGAGCGCTTGAGCTTAACGGGCCAAGAGTCGCGCCATACGGCAGAGTCGAAGCCGTATGCGATATGGTCGAGCTGTGCGCTCGTGAGCCAGTCGATATTCGCGAAAATCGCAGACGTATCGGCGGCACGCGCGACGGCCTGAAGCTCGGGGTCGATAGCATCCGCGCAAGCGAGCACGTTCGCATCGCGGCGGATGCCGTCCGAAAGGATGTCGCGCAGCTTGATGTCCTCAAGTGTCTTCATTCATCGGTCCCTCCTTATTCGTCGCGCGAGCCCATGTAAGTGAGCGTCACGCCCGTGCATTGAGCAACCATGCCCGGCTCAACCTTTTCGTAGAGCGGCGGCGTGAACGATTCGGCGTCAATGTGCGAAGCGCCGGCATTCATGACGGCGTTCAGGAGCCGCGCGGGCGTGATCCCGCGCCCGATCACGGTCGTCTGCCACTTGACATAGGACTCGACCGCTTTCGTGACGTTTTCTTGAATCGCCTGGGCGCGGCAAAGGTCCGCCGTAGTGATCCAGTATTTCACGACGATGTTAAACGGCTTGGCGGTCGGCGCGACCGCGTGGACCTCGTCAGTGAGCGGGCGGATCGTTTCATCGTTCAGGTGCTCCTCGACTTGCTCGAGGACGTCGGTGCCGGGAATGGCGCCGCCCTCGAGGAGCGGGTAAACATTGACGACGCCGGGCGACGGGCTGTCGACCTGCACGTCGATGATCGCGGGGCTGACCGACTTCGCGTGATAGATATACGCGCGGCGCGGACCCGCTACGCTGAACGAGTTCGGCATTGTGCGAATGCGCTCGGCATATGACGCGTCGTCCTCAATGTCGGCGCCGCCTTCGGTGGTCGTCGTGTTCGACGCGCCTGCGATGAAAGCGAGCGGCGTGATGACGGTAGAGACCTGCGCGGGCAGGTAGCCGTTACCGATTTCCCCGACCGTCGTGCAAGTCGCGCCGACGTCGGCATAAAGGTCGCCCGCCTTGATGACGAGCTCCTTGTCCGTCTTGAAAATCACGACGTCGTTCCCGACCTCCGTGCCTGCGGGCACGATGTACGGGTCCGCCATCGCCTGCGAGAGCGTGAAGCGGATCGTCGTAATGGCGGCGGACGCGGGCAGACGCTCGACCGCTACGTTGAGTCCGAGCGCGTCCAAATACTTGCCTTGTGCATAGCTGAGCGTATTCTGCTGCGCGGACATGTTAATCAGCGAGCGCTGATTGACGATGATCGCGGCGATATGCAGCAGAAAAAGTCGGACGGGATCGCCGGCGGCGAGCGTACGCCCGGCCGCTTGCTCGTAGCCGGAAATAATGCTCGACTCGATTTCCGTCGCGTCCGTTTCGACGTAGTCGATGGGGTTCAACCCCCACCGCGGGAAAGTCTCGGTCATAGGTTCAAATCCTCCTCTTCGTCGTCGCCGATCGAGATAATGACACGCGGGCGGCTAATGCCGTCGAGCGCGTCTGCGGCGCTCTCGTCAAAGCTGACCGACCGCACCGTCGCACGCGGCTCGAACGCTTGAATCGCGTCGATGATCGCGGACTGCATGATCGCCCGCGCGACGGGCATCGGTCGGTCGACCGCATCATAGGGCAGACCGAAAGCGCGGTCGAGCGGCACGCTGCCGACGCTAGTCGCGAGAATCGTGCGGACGTTCTGCAAGATTTCCTCGACTTCGGTCTCGGGCGCGAAATTGATGTCCTTGGATAGCGTTACGATGTAGTCCATTACTTCAGCCCCGTGATGCGCTTCATCGTCGGCGACAAGCGCTTGTATTGCGTTTCCCAAGAAATGCCGCGCTCGGCGTTGAATTCCTTCAGGTTGAGCGTAGCCTCCGCGACGATACACGCGCCCGCGCCGTCGTGGTACTTTCGCTCTTCGCTAACCGACTCGATGACGTAGCGCCCGAGGTACTCGTCGCCGATCACGAGCGCCTTGTGCAGCCCGTTATTCAGCATTTTCTTTAGGTGATTCAGACAAACGTCGGGCGGCGTGCCGAGCGACGCATCGAATCGAATTTTAAGGCTTACGGTCGAAAGCTCGTAGCCGACGAACTCGAGAACAGGGAGCCGTCCTATGACGTCGTGCTTGGCCCACCTAACAGATCGATCTACGCTGAGGTCTGAGAATGTCAGGACCCGCTCGCTCGTACACACGAACGGCAGAGACCCGAACATACCGAGCGGTGATCTATGTTTCATTTCATAGCCTCCTCTATCTGTTAAAATTATATGGCGCGGCTAGGATGGCCCCCGAAAAGGTGTGTTCTCTGACGCCCTGCCGCGCATCCCTCATCAGAGTCTAAGACCTAGAGATGTCTTATGTCTGCAAAATTAAACCTCATCGGCCAGACTTTCGGCCGCCTCACCGTCGTATCCGAAGCACCGCCAAAAAACGGAAGACCAGGATGGTTTTGCGTGTGCTCGTGCGGCGGGACCAAAACAGCTAACGCGGGCGCTCTTAGACGAGGTGGCGTCTCATCGTGCGGATGCCTGTCTAAAGAAATAACCGCCGCGCGGTCAACAAAGCACGGGCAAACAAAGTCTCGTTTGTACCATATATGGCAAAGCATGATCCGCAGGTGCATAGATCCCAAAAAAGACGGTTACTCAAGTTACGGCGGCCGCGGGATTACTGTTTGCAAAGCTTGGCGATTTAGCTTTGAAATCTTTCGTGACTGGGCCGCCGCGAATGGGTACGCCGACAACCTGACAATCGACAGGATTGACAATAACCTCGGATACTGCCCTGAGAACTGCCGGTGGGCGACAACAAAAGAACAATCGAAAAATAGGCGATCAAGCATTATCTATCAAGGAAAATGCGTAGCCGAGTGGTCCGCTGAGCTTGGCGTTAACGCCGCGACAATATACAAAAGGTTGGAGGCAAACTGGCCTATAGAAAAAGCACTTTTTACCCCCGCCAGGCATAAACGGCGTTAACAATACCCAAACGGCCCGACTGGGCCGTTTTTTTTTTTTAATTTGCGGCGCTCGTTTCGCCGTGGACGCCCGTGTGGGTGTGACCCTGCAGGCTGATGCCGCCCGCCGTCACGTCACCCGTGGCGGCAATCGTGCCGTTAAGGTTCATGTTCCCGGAGCACTGAATCGATGCGCCGCCACCGCCCCCGCTGACGGTCAGGCCGCCCTTGCCGGTAATCAGGCCCGCGACGTTGAGCACGCCCGTGATATCGGTTTTCGGCGTGTCGATCGTAACGCTCGCCGACGCGTTGACCGTCGCGTTCGTGCAATTGACCGTAACGGCGGACGGAGCAGTAATCGTCACGTTTTGTCTATCCGCGACAATCTTTGTGCCTTCGATTTCTGCCGAAAGCGTGTGCGTCGCCCGGTCGTAGCTTACGCGCGTGCCGTCTTTGAAAACGACGGTGCGCTTGTCCATAGAAGACTCGGGAGGCGGGTTGCCGTCCGTATAGACCGCGCCGACGATAAAGCCCTCCTCGGTACCGGAGCCGAGGAAGATGCAGACGACGTCCGTGCCGACGTCCGGCATGGCGTAGTCCTGATTTCGGAAGCCGTTCACCTGCATCACCTGCAGGTCGTAGCTCACCAGCCCGTCATCATCGGGAAAGACGACGCGGGCCGTCGCTTTCGCCGGGTTGACGCTCGAGACGGTTCCGATTTTTATTCTGTCAAGGTCCATGCTTCAGCCTCCTTAATACTTCGTACTGCAGCGCGTGACGTTGATCGTCGTCGTAAATCCGCCCGAGCCGACCGAGTGCTCCGCCTGAGTCGTGAAAAATTTCCCGTCGAAGCTGCCGAAGCCCTTGAGATTGAGCACGATGCCGGCGGCGAGACGAATATCGCCGATTAGCGTCAGCGTCCCCGTAATCGCGCGGCGGTTCAACTCTCGAATTTTCGCACGAGCGAGGCGCTTCGCTTCGTCGATCGTCTTCGCGCGGGTTTTCATTTCGTAATCCTGCCCGCTCGAATCCACTTCGGGGTCCGTGTACGTGTATTCGATGCACTTGACGTCCGTCGCGCGGATTGATTCGTCAACGCGAGCGGCAACGGCGAGCGCCTTCGGGTCGCGGTATTTAACCGTGACGGACTTATAGCGCTCCGATATAGCCGCCGAAAAATCCCACGACAGGATTTCTGACTCGCCGAGCGTGAGCGTCATGACGGCCGGCTTTTTCTCGTACGCCGACTGGTCGAAGATGACGAGCTTTGTATCCGTCACCTTGAGCGACAACCCCGCCGACTGACAGAGGCGCATCAGAAAGCCGAGATCGCTCTCGCGCTTTTGGTCTTCTCGGTCGTACGTCGGATTGTTGTCGCCCGTATCCCAAAAGAGCGACAGCTTCGCTTCGCCGGCGATCTGCTGCGCGATGCCCTTGAGCGTTTTCTTTTCCCACGCCCGAGTCTTCGTCTTTCGGCGAATCGGCATGTCGAGCGGGACCGACACGCCGCCGATTTCGCACGTGCGCGGCGCGCCCGACGTGCGAAGCGAGTCGACGTAGAAAGTCCCGCAGTCGAGCTTGCGCCTCCCCGGCCCTTCGACTGTGCCGGGGATGATCGACGCCTTAATCGTCTCGCCGTGGTCGGGACTCCACCGCCCCGTCCACTTGCCTTTCTCATCTTTCAGCGTGATGTTGATCGTGTCCGCCTCCGCGCTTTCATTGTCCGTAAAGGAAAACGAGAGCAGGTCCGGCGTGATGTCTTCCGTGATGTCCGTAGTCGCGAAAATCAGGCGGAGATAGGTGCGTTGCTGGCTCATTTACTCGCCTCCCGTTTCCACGGCGGCAGAGTGCTAGTCGCCGCCTCCGTGTCGACCTCCGGCACGTTGATTTCGACGCCCGCCGGGAAAAGCACAACGGCGCGGTGCGCATAGTTCGCCGCGATCAGCTCGGCGACAAAATGCTCGTCGCCGTAGACTCGCAGCGAAATGATGTCCCACGTATCGCCTTGGATCGTTTTGTATTTCGTTGCCATCCGTTCCCCTCCTTATACGTAGCTCACGCGGCGCCGTTCGGCCATGAGGCGCGAGAGTTCGCGCTTGAGGTCGCGCATCGCTTCGCCCGTCGCGCGGCGCGTGTCTTCGTAGGCGTTGCCGCCCGAGCCGCTGACGTTAATCACCGGCGCGAAATTGACCGTCATGCCGCCACCCGCGCCGCCGTTCATCATACTGCCGAGCTTAGAGAGCGGCAGCACGGCTTCGGATTCGCGCCCTTCGCCGATCATGGCGACGGTCGGCTGAGTGACGACGCCGCCTTCAGCCAGCCCCGGAATCGTCGGAATGTTAAGCCCGAATGACTTGCCGCCCATGCCGGGCACCCAATCGGGAATCTTGACGTTAAGCCCGTTGAGCCCGCCGATGGCTTTATTCACCATGCTGATAACAGCGTTAAGCGGCGCTTTCGCAAGGCCCTTGAGCGCTTCCCACGCGCCACCGAAAATGTCTTTGATCCCATTCCACGCGCGAGACCAATTGCCCGTAAAGACGCCCGCGACGAAATCAATGACGCCGCCGAGCATCGTCTTAAGCCCGCTGATGACAGGTTGCATGGCGGAAAAAGCGCCCTGCACGATGCTCGCCATGCCGGGGAATTTCGCGGCGAACGCCGCCCACAATTCCTGACACTTCGCCTTGACCTTATCCCAATTTTTGTAAAGCAGGACGCCGATAGCGATCAGCGCCGCGATGGCCGCGACGGCAATGCCGACGGGACCGGAAAGCAAGCCGACGGCGGCGCTGAAAGCTCTCTGCGCAATAGCCGCAGCCTTACAGGCGACGGTCCACGCGATCATAGCCGCCTTGTGCGCGATGAGCGCTACTTTCTGCGCGACGAGCTTCGCAACGCTCAGTGCGCCGGTGAAAAGCCTCTGCGCGACGGCGGCAACGCGGCAGGCAGCCGCCCAGGCGAGCATGACGGCCTTATGAGCGATAAGCGCCACTTTATGCGCGATGAGCTTCGCGACGTTAATCGCGCCGTTCCAAAGGCGCTGCGCGAGTGCCGCCGCCTTCGTCGCGGCCGTGTGCGCTAGTATCACGGCCTTGTTGGCGATGAGCGCCGCTTTCTGTGCGGCGAGCTTGACCGTGCTGATTGCGCCGTTCCACAGCTTCTGCGCGATTGTTGCGGCCTTCGTCGCGGCGGTGTGGAGCTTCGTAGAATTCTTGCACCAGTCAATCGCCTTTTTCAGGTTCAAAAAGCCCTTATAAAGCGACAGCACCGGGTAGGAAAGGAAAGCGAGCGCCTTGAGCCCGAGGAAGGAAGCGACGACGCCCTTGACGATCGGGCCGATCCACCCCCAATTGTTCGCAATCACGTTCGCGAAGTTGATCGCCGTCGACACGGCGCTACCGACCGAGTCGATAATCGCGGGCAATTGACTCGCGAAGGACTGTAGCGCCGAATTGATAATCGGCGCGACGCGGGCAATGGCCGCCTCTACCTGCGGCATGCTTTGGGCAAGCGTTGCCGCCGCCTTTTGAGATGCCGGCATAAGCGTATCGGTGAACTTTCGCGCGACGATAGTCAGCTGAGAGCTTAGGTTCCCGTATTTCGCTTTGTCCATCGCCTCAAGCGTGCCCGCCGTGTCGATCGATGCGTCCTTAATCGCAAGCATGCTGTCGAGCGCCCCAGCCTCGAGGTCCTCGAATTGCGTGCCGAAAAGCGCCACGCCGGCGGCGTTACGCTCGACAGGGTCCTCGATGGCCTGGATAGCCGTGACGACTTCAAAAAAAGCCTTCTGCGCGTCCTTTCCGCCGGCGGCGAACATCTTCGAGACCTTCTTCCCGTTGATGCCGAGGTTTTTGTAAGCCTCCATCGTCGACTTGCTTCCGTCCTTCGATCGGATGTTAAATTCCTTGATCGCGTCGCCGACCTTGTCAATGCTGAATGCCCCCGACTCGGCACCCTTCACGAGGTGCGCGGTGAACTGCTCGGCGGAAAAGCCGAGCGCCTTGTATTGCACCGAATACTCATTGAACGTGTCGAGCAGGTCGCCGTTTTTGTCCGCACCGTGCTGCGCGGCGTACGCGATGAGCTCGTAAGCCTTCTCTCCGTCCGTACCGAAGTGCTTCATCAGCGCGGACGACGCGCGGGCGCTTTCCTGCACGTCATACTCGAAAACGTCACTCAGCAACAAAGCGCGGTTCGTCACGTTCTTGAGTTCGTCGCCTGTCAGGCCGCTCGTCTGTTTGACCGTTGCCATCGCCTTTGTGACGGCGTCGAAACTTTCGCCCATGCCGGACGTGTAGAGCTCTCTCGCGGTCGCGCTGAGCTTTTTCATCTCTGCGTCGGTCGCACCGGTAGCGGACTGCAATTGGCCGAGCGCCGCCTGAGCGTCTGATCCGGCCTTGAGCATGTATGCCGCCGCACCGCCGACGGCGGCACCGCCCGCCGCGAGCGCACCGTTACCGAAACCCGCGACGGACTTTACCTTCCCTTGTGCAGAATTGACCTTCGCGAGTTTTTCGTTGATCTTTTTCTGTCGGTCGAGCGAGGCGCTCGCCTTGTCGGCGGCGTCCTTCAGTTCCTTTTGCCGCTTGTTGAGCTGTTTCAAATCAGCGTCAGCCATGCCGACTGACTTCGCGTAGGTCCGCACGCTTTCGCGTTTTTTATCGACCGCGGCCTTCGCCTTCGTGACGGCTTGCTTCGCCTGGTTAAAGTCCGCGATCTGCTGCTTCGTCGGCTTTTCGGTTTGACTCAGCGCGCGCCCGAGCTCAGCGACTTTCTGCTTCGCCTGCGTGTAGGCGCGGGCGGCTTGACCGACCTCGGTGCGCATTTTCTGCAACTTGCCGACCTGCGCCGCCTGCTTGTTAAACGCCGTCAGCTTGTCCTGCACGCTGCCGACCGCGGCGCTTGCCTGCTTGAATGTCTGCTGAAACCCGCCGCCCATCTTGCCGGCGAGCTTAAATGCAATTTCGTACTCTTTGGCCGCCATACGCAACCCCCTATGCAAAACGGGCGAGCACACCGCCCGCCCGTATTTTACTTTTTACGCCGCTCCTGTCTCTCGTCCTGCGCCCTTATCTCGCGCAGAACGGACGCCCAATCGGCGACATCGGCGAGAGGCGAGCGCATCCAATCGAGAGCGCTCCCGCCCGCATCAGACCGCGCGATATATACGCACGTTTTGCGGATTTCGTGGAGCGCGTCAGTCTTTTGGAGCCGCGTGTCTCTCGAATCGAATCCGATTAAACGAGCAAAAAATTAGAGACCGCCTGCGCGAGTCGGCAATATTCATTCGCCGGAAGGGCGGAGAAGAACGCCGACGGCTGCTTGGCGGCGCGGGCCGCGACGCAGATGCAGAAATCCCAGTCCGTGGCGGGAATGACGGAAAAACCGCCGTCGTTCGTGTACTCCTTACGCGCCGCGCGAACGTCCTCACCGGTCAGGCCCTCGAGGTCGAGGTCGATCTCTTTGTATTCCTTACCTTCAAACTTGTAGGGCTTCTTAAAAGTGAACTTCATTTTTATGCTCCTTTCCGCTCCTGTTTTAGGCGGCACGGGCAGGCGGCGCAGGAGCATCACCGCCGTAGGGGACCCCTCCCCCGCCCGTGCCGTTTTCAGCCTTAGCTAATACCGAGCGCCTTGCGGACGTCGGACAGAACGTCATCGTCGCCGAACTTGGCCACGAAATTGAACTTGTCAATCTCGATCACTTCCTTGTCGTCGACGTAGAGCTTCATATAAAGCACCTCGAACTCATGCTCGGTGTCGGTCGTGGCGCCCGGTTCAAAGGAGCCGAGCGTGACCGTCTTCGGCACGACGCGAAGCGTGCAGCGCACGGGGACGATCTTGAGCTTGCCCGTAGTCGTGTCGCGCGACTGCTGAGCGCCGCGGAGGTCGATCTCATGCGTTTCGGGCTTCGCGAGCTCCATGCCGCGCGGCGTGATCGAATTCCACGAGAACGTGGTCGTCATAGAGCCATAGTGCCCGAGCACGGGCGTTTCGACTTCGCCCGCGATACCGGCACCGCTCACGGTGTCGCTCATGGCCTCGAGTTCGGGAAGGTCGACAGTCGCAATACCGAGGAGGTCGTTGCCGCTGTTATAGACCTTGAAATTCACGAGGCGCTCGGGCATCTGATTAGATCCTGCCATTTTCTAGCCTCCTTTTATGCGAAAAGCGTGGAAAGGTTATTCACGTCATATTCGAGCACGAAGTCGATCTGACGATTCGGGCTCGGCGGCGTGACATACACGTGGAAGCGGGCGATGCCGTCCATCAAGTCGGTCGCCGGGTTTTCGCTTTCGAGGAACTCGACGTGGCCGCCGAGGATGTAACCGGCAGCGGCCCAACCGTTCAGCATAATGTTGCAGCTGTCGACGATCGTCTGCACGTGGCGCGGGAGCAGGGGCGCGTCGAGCTTCTGCCAGTACGTCTGAATGAGCGTGTTGCCGATCCACGAGAACATTCGGCGAATCGGGATGAAAGCGTCCTTGACGTCTGTCACGCCGGGATAGGCGGCCGTGCGGTTGCCCCAGCACTTCCACCCGCCGATGAAGTTGAGCGCGGTCACGACGCCCTGGCCGTTGAGATATTCAGCCGTTTCCTTGTCGAGCCACACTTCCGTGCCGTCGGCGAGAACTGCCGCGGTCATCTGGTAGTTGTGATTCGACGGCGAGACAAACGGCACATCAGCGTTTTCGCTGTCGACCTGACCGAGCAAGCCCATGAGCTGCGTGGACTGATGGAAAGCCACGCCGTCAAAAGAGAGCATCGGCCAGCAGACGGCGAGCATCGGATCGACGATGTTGTTGTCGTTCTTCCAAGCGGCCACGTCGCTGTAGCGCTTGACCGTGTCGGTCGGAACGTCGCAGACTGCGAGCGTTGCCTTAAAGCAGTTGCTGACGCTCGTAGCCTTCGCGGCCATGATCGCGGCGACGGTCGGGGACTGCGAGAAGCCCGGAGCGGCGATGATGCCCGGAACGAGACGGAAGCGCGGGAAGCACTCGGAAATCAGCTCGAGGCCGGACTTCTTGCCGTCGACGCTCACGCCGCCGACGATGTCATCGGCTTCGACCTTGGTCGGGTCAAGCACGCTAGCGGAGAACGTCAGCGTGGCGGCAGTATCGCAAAGGAAGTTGCCGTCGGTGCCCTTAAGCGACGTAATGACAAGATTGCCGTCGTCGTTAAAGGCCATAACGTAGTCACTGCCCGAAGCGTAGGTCGAGCCGCCGGACGCGGACAGCTTGACGCTGTCGGGGATGATACCGGTCTCGGCGATCGTCGCGGAGCCGGTCTTGGCATCGAGCGTGACGGAAGTCGTCGCGGCGACCTTCTTGTGCGTCGCCGGATCGAGCACGTTGACAAGAATCATCGGACCCACACCGTAGAGGGCAAACTGCGAGTAGATCGCTTCGCTCAAGCTGTAGGCGTATTTCTTCAGACCGCTAGTCTCATCAAGTGCGGGCGGCACGTAGCCGAAAGCCTCAACGGCCTCAGCGTAGTTGCTAACGAGCACCGGCTTATTGACGTTGGACGGGTCCGCCATGTTGACGGGCGCCGTGCCGACGACGAACGGAATGCCGGCCGAGACAGAAACAGGCGGGAGAATAGAGGTCGGGACCTCGCTCACCTGCACACCGTGTTTGTATGCCATGTTTTTTAACCTCCTCGGCGCGTGAGCTCACGCGCGAAAGTGTTCAAAATGTGCCCCTTGATTTTTACCGCCTGGACGGCGTCAGCCACCTGCGAGGCGGGGACAATCAGACCTCGCACGGCCGGCGAATTTTCGACGATCTCGGCGATGTGCGGCGGGAATCCGTCACCGCGGAAAACGGTTAAGTGCCGAAGCACGCCGCCCGGCAGCGTCGGGCCGACGTACACGACGGGCGCCGCTTTCGCTTTCGCCGGCGTCCTCTTTCTTCGTGTTGCCATTACTCAAAACCCCCTAAAACGGTGTACGGATCGGGCGCAATCTCGGGCGCGGGCATCAGCCATTCGGTTTTAATGTCGAGCTGCCAATAAGGCCACCCCTGTTCGGGGAAATTTTCCCACGAAAAGCCAGGGCGGAACTGATACCGCTCCGAAAGCGTCCCGTCGGGCAAATCGTAAAGCGCCTGCCGAATTTTAGCCATTACGCTTAGACAGATGTCGTGCGCGTCGAAATCCTCTGAGTAGACCCCGACAATGATCGACACAGACACCGTCGTCGCGTCCGGCGCAGTCTGCCCGCGGTCGGCGCGGACGAGGACGAAAGGAAAATCGTCGCCCGCCTTAGTGCGCTTCGGCGGGAGGTAGCCGTTAAGGATTGTCGGCGCGCGCGTGCCGCCGTCTTTCGTCGGCAGCTTCACCGAGTCGAGCCGTTCGCGGAGATAATCGCGCAGGTCGTTTGTCAGCTGCGTTTCAATCATTTAGCGCTCTCCTCCAATGCGTACAAAATTTCGTGATCGAGTCGGGTTTCGGCGACTTCGCTCATGCGGTCCATGATCTGCCCGGACACGCCCTCATTTCTGAGGATCGCAGGAACGGACGGACCAGAAAGCGCTTCGAGCGGGTAGCTAGTCGAGCCGAGTCGGCGAACGATATGCCCGCTATCGCCGACGAAAGTCCGATCGCCGAGCGGCTTGAGCCCGCCTTTCTTAACCGCGACACGTATCGGCGCACGCTTCGCGCCCGTCGTCGGAGACGAAGGGCTGTGCTTGTACTCTTTCAGTGCTTGGGGTTTACCCTTAGCCGTGAGCTCCGCCGTCAAGTCCTTCGGTCGCGCCCGCTTCATGCCGGCGAAGCCGGAGCGGACCGCCGCCGCCTTGATCGTGTATTCACTTCGGGCGGCGCGGACGCCTTCTGCTCGCCCGGCGACGAGTGCGCGATTGAGAGCACGCGCGACGGCCTTCTCGGCAGCGCCTGGGATGCCTTTCAGCATCTTCTCGGCGCGACCGAGCATGTCGCTTGTGACCTCAAAATTCTCGCTCATTCCTCGTTCACCTCGCAGACGATGACGAGCACGCCCACCTCGGCGCTCACCGAGCGCACGACGTGGAAAGACCCGTCGACGCTGAAGGGCTGCCCTTCGACCGGCACTTCGGGCAGGCAGCTATCGGGCACGTAAATCGTCAGCGTATTAGAGAAAACGCCCTCACGATTTCCGAAGGTGCCGCCCGCGATGATCTCTTTGTCGATGATGCACGGGACCTCGACGCCGTCGGGGCCAAGGCGATGGCGCTCGGCGAAGTAGTCCTCGTCGATGAAAACGTTGCGCACATCGCGCTCGATCGCGTCCTTGAAACGGCTCATGCCTTCACCGCCTTGACCGAAGAGCGTCGGGCGGGACGCTTAGCCGAGGGCTTTTCCTCTGCGGCCTTGACCGTCGGGGACTCAGCCGCAAGCGCGGCGTCGACGAGCGACTTCCCGAGAGCGGCGTCGACATCGGCGTCCTCGCCGGCTACGTAGCGACGACTGCCGATAATGGCGTTTTTCAAGAGAATGATCTTCATGCCTTCACCTCCAAAGAGGGCGGGATTTTATCCCCGCCCCTTTCTTTTTACGCCGAGCGATTAAGCGAGCGGCGTAATGACGTGGAATCCGTGAACCTGATTGATGATCGGGAGCGGACGGCTCTTGATCTGAACGACACGGCCGGACGGGTTAGCACGCTGCACCCAAGAATCCGGGACGCGACGCTCGGCGTAGAACTGCACGGCGTCATCGCCGGCGAGGCTAACGCATCCGTAGGCCATCGTGGTCTTGGCCGCCTGAGAGGCAAACAGAACCTGCTTGGCAGGCACGAAGGGCAATTCCTTGCCGTCTTCTCCGAGGTACCAAGAATCGTAGCCGTAGATGTCAAGGCCGGCGAGATTGCCGTAGTACGTGACGCCGTTAGGCAGGTCCTGAATCTGAATCATGCCGAGGTCGACGCGGCGGGTATTCAGAGCGGCGGCGACGTTGGTGTCCTTCAGCAGAACGTCGATGACATCAGAGCCGCAGACGATTTCAGTCGGCGTGACGCCGGACTTCTGGATGACGGTGCGGCGAATCTTGCGCAGGTCGCCGATGATGTCCGCGGTCGTGGCGCTCCACTTGGTCGTGATTTCGGTCGTGGGCTTGTTAGCTTCGTCGGCACCCCAAAAATCAATTACCTCGTCATAGCCTTCGCCCTTAACGGCGATCTTGCCGGTAAAGAGCGCTTCGGCGCACATAGCTTCTTCGCGGCGCGTGATGATTTCATCGAGCTCGCGAAGGTCTGCGCCGAGCTGCTGAGCAGCGCGTTCGGTCGGAGACATACCGCTGTAGAGCGCTTCGCCGGGAAGGCGCTTGAGCATATCCTCGGCAGTCGTAATCATCTGCGGAGAAAGCTCGGGCGCTTCGTACGTGTTCGTACGGTAGCCGTGACGTTCGACGACTTTGCCGCCGATCTTCGGATTGACGAACGGAGCGAGCTTGCGGCCGGAAGCGTCGACGATATCGACGTCGACCTTAGCCGTATCGAACGTGCGGACCGTAGCGAAATAACGATCACGCAGGAAAGTCGTCGGCGTGAAATCGGCCTGATTGACCATGCCGAGCATGGTGCGGGTATCAAAAATATTCATTGCTTAATCCCCTTCCATTACTTGATGAAAATGCCGATCTTGCGGGCTGCAGCCTTGCAGTCGGCGACCGGGAGGACGCCGTCAGCGACGAGGGCGGCGGCGTTAAATTCACCGGTCAGATAGACCGCGACGACCTTAGCGCCGGCGGATGCGTCGACGTCTTCGGCGAGAACGGCGTAGACGTCACCGGCCGAGGTCACAGCAGCGCCGGCCGCCGTGACGAGCGTGCCGCGCTTGAAAGCGCCGCTCGGAATGGAAAGAGCGTCGGCCACGACAGGCATGACCTGAGAGGCGGCAAAAAGATTGTCGCGCGTGAGTTCGTGGGTTTCCTTAAATGCCATTTTTCATGACCTCCTATCAGTTTTTCTTACGGGCGAAGCCGCGAGCGCCGGCAGCGATGATGGCGTCGCGCTCGGCTTCTGCGGCGGCTGCCTTTTCGGCGGCGGGATTGATGCCGGTATTGCCGGCGGCACCGATGCCGTCAAGATCTTTCGCGTCGGCTTCGATGTCCGCGGCCATCTTACCGGCGCGGGCCTTCTGCGCCATGACGATAGCGACGGCGACATCCTGCGCCGTAGAGCTGTTGACGTACTTCGCGTCTTCGATGATGTTCTCGAAGCCGGGAAGCGCGATTGCTTCGATGGCTTTAATGCGCTCGCGCTCCTGCGCGGCGCCCTCGGCCAGTGCTTCGGAGCGGATCGCCTGAACGAGGTCAGGGTGTTCCGCCTTCAATTTTTCAAGGTCCATTTTTGGAGCCTCCTTTTTGATTGCGGACGCCGTAGGCGTATCCGCTTTGATGAAGCCATCGGGCGCGTGCGCGAACAGTCGCGCGTCTGCCTTCAGGCCGTTAAGCATAACGAAGTCGCCGGCGGCCGTATTTTTAACCTCCGTCGATTCGTCGACCTCATCGGCGAGGCCGAACTCGACGGCCTCCTCCGCCGTGAAGTACGTTTCTACGGCGACCTTCTCGCGGACCTCGTCAGAGGTGCGTCCGGTCTTCTCGGCGTAGATAGCGATGAGGTTCTCCTCGAGCTTTTCCATATCGTCGGCCGTCTTGCGAAGGTCTTCGGTATCGCCGATAGCGACCGTGCTCACCTTGTGAATCATCATCATAGACCCGCGAGGCATGATAACCCGAGCACCGGGGACGCTCGTGATAATCGTCGCCGCGCTCATAGCTGCACCGTCGACGCGGATAGTAATCGAGCCCTTATGCGACTTCAAGAGCGAGTAAATCGAGAGCGCCGTGTAAACCGCGCCGCCGAAAGAGTTAATCGAGATCGACAGGTCGGCGTCCTCGGGAATCTGACGGAAGTCCGCAAGGAACTCCGTCTCGTTAAACCCTTTGCCGAACGGATCGTCCTTCGACCCGCCGACAAAGCCGAACAAGTCAAGCTGGCAGCGCTGCTTGTCGTCCTTTTTTACGTTCCAAAATTTATTCATCCGTTTTTTCCTCCTGTTCGGATTGCTCCGAATCGTCAGGCTCCTCCGTTTGCTGCGGCTCTGCCGGAGCAGGTGCCGGCGCGGATGCGGTCAGACCGTCCGCGCGTCGCATCTCTTCTTCGCGCTTTCTCTTCGCGTGGACCGCTTCGTACTTCATGCCGGTAAGCTCTGCCGTCTCGCGTTCGCGAGTGCTAAAGCCCTCGTCTACGCGAAGTTTAGCCGCGGCCGCTTCCTTCTGCGGGTCGAGCTGACCCTGCGCGTCGCCGTACCATTCAGCGCGGCACCATGCGGCGCGGATTGATTCGTCGTCAAAGAAGCCGGGCGCGTCGATGCGGCCTTTCGCGACCGCTTCTGTAAGCCATGCCTCATAGACAGGCTGGCAGAACGCGCTCACTAGCCACTGCCGGCGCATACGGAACATCTTCCACGCTTCAAGCAGCGCCCCGCGCGAGGCCGAATAGCTCGCCGTGAAACTCTTCACAAGCAGCTCGTAAGGAATCTCGAGTGCGGAGCCGATCTGCCTGCAGATAGCGACGACGAAACCGTCGAAGGCCGTGTTAGGGCGGCCCGGATTAGCGGTCTCAATACGCTCGCCTTCGCCGAGCGAGACAATCGCGCCGTTACCCATCTCGTAGGCGTTCAGGTCCTTATCCATCGGAGGCGGAGCGAAGCCGCCGGCCATCGGTCGAGTCTTCTGATCGGACGTGATGAATACGGTAAACATACCCGAGATAACCGCGGCCATCAATTCTGCGTCTGTGTATCGACCGAGCTGCTTAAGCGACTCGATAACAGGAGCGAGGACGGGAACGCCTCGGCGCTGCGCGGGTCGCTCGACGTCACAGAGGACGTGCAGCATATTCGCGCGGCCGCTCTTCTGTCCGAATGCCGGGACGCGTTTCCACTCGTTCAGGAGCTTGTCCGTCGTCGTAGCGGTCGGGATGGCATACGGGCTGTACTTTGCTACCCAGTAGGCGACCGTGTCGCCATACGGCCCGACCTCTATGCCGCCGAGAATGTCGCGCCCGCTGATGTCGCTCGCGTCGCCCGGGTTGCACACGCGGTCCGCCTCGATGATCGACACGCGCGTATCGTACGGGAAGGCGCCGCGCTTCACCATCGGGAGCGCGACGAACACGTCGCCTGACACGAGCGCCGACAGAACGACGAGCGATTGAAGCTGATAGAAGTTCTGACGGCGCTCAGCGTCACACATGACGGTTTCCGCCCACAGGCGCCACTCGCGCTCGGTCTTCGCTTCCCACTCGCGGGCCTCCTCGTCCGTCAGGCCGAGATACTCGGCGTCGATCTGAGCGTTAAGCGACAGGCCGGAGCCGACGACGTTCGTGCGGATCGTCTTAATCGCCCCGGTGGCGAGCGGCGTCCCCATGTAAAGGTCACGGCTGCGAGCGCGGAGCGTTTCGATGTTTTCGACGATATCGGCGTCGGCGTCGGAAGCGCGGCTAATCCAACTGAGAAGACTTTTACGGGCATAGCTCGCGCCGTGCCGGCCGTAGCCGACACCGCTCCCGCCGCTTCCTCCTCGGTAGGCGTTAAGCGCTTCGATGCTCGCGCGGGCCTTAGCGCGTTTAAGCGCCGTCTCAGGAGCTACCGCGGCGATGGCTTTATCGAAAATATTCATAATCAAAAGTCCCTCGGCACGGCGCGGAAAATTCTGACGCCGCCCATGTTCGCGCCTGACGCCGCGGCTTCGAGCTCCTCAACCTGCCCGCGCCAGTATTTGATCCGAGCGGCGATCTCGCTCAGATTAACGCTCGTAAGGCTGCGCGTGCCGATTCGGTAGCTTTGCCCTTTGATAGCGACGGCGCGCTCGGCCTCAAGCCACAGGCGCAGGTTTTCTCGCGCCTCGTCAATCGTTATCCATGCCATAAAGCACAACCCCCTATTTTCTGCGAATTATATGATTATTTGCCGTTAGGAATAAGTTACGACTCTTTTTTCTCGAGAACATACGCGACGAAATCCCCGAAACGGAAAATTTCCTCCGCCCCTATCGCGCTAAGCATCCCTCGTTTAATCGGACGCTGAATACCGTCGAGCGAAAATTCCTTTTTAAGGACGTCCTCGGCGGATGTTCCGGCTTTCAGCTTACTCAGCATTACGTGGCGATGAATCGAGGAGGAAAGGACGCCGCCCGCCGGCTCCTCCTTATCGACGACAATAATCGCGCCGCCGACGCGGAGCTTTTTATGAATTTCCCGAAGCCAATGAACACGGATATCGACCGGGAAGAACATTAGAGTAAGAAAACAGACAACGAGGTCGCATTGCTTGTACTCGTACGTTACGGCGTCCGTAATTTCGAGAACGCCCGGAGCGTTATACATCGGGCGCATAGCTTCGGAATTTTCGATGCCGGTCCACCGGATTCCTCGCGCTTCGATCGTCTCGGCGAGCGCTCGGCCGATATTCCCGGTCGACGCCCCGACGTCGTACGCGCGGCCGCCTTCCGGCGGGTATGCCTTCGCGACGGTAGCGACGAGGTCGGTAAGTTGCTCGTACCACGGAAGCTGTTCCCGGACGTGCTTGTCGAAAGCTCCCGCAACTTCTGAAGTCTTAAAGGTCCATGACTTAGGTACTTCCATTTTTTTAGCTCCTTAAGGATATTTTCGTAAATGGTATCGGCTACGGCCCGCATCATTAGCGGCGGAACCATGCGGCCGAGGCGCTCCGCCCTCTGCTGGTAGGTTCCCGTAAGCGCGTAGTCGTCCGGAACGGACGCGATACGCTTTAGCTCAGGAATCGTAAATTTGCGGTTTTCCCAATGGCAGACCGACGCCGCTCCGATATTACCCGCCGTAGCCGTAAGACACGGCGAGTACGTGCGAGGGTCAGCCTTGACGAGGCTGAAATACTTTTCAGACTGTCCGCCGACGGTAAGGCCGACAAGCTCCCTATGGATCGCGTAGCGGCTGCAATCCGCTTCCGCGAGGTCCTCCTGCGTATTCCTTACACCGACGAGCGCCGCTCGGAGCGGAACCGTATAGGCGAAGGGCGCGGGGTGTGTCTTCCCCTCGAAACTATCGCGCCAAAGGTCCTTCCTTACACCGACGAAAATAAGCCGCCGTCGTGATTGCGGGACGCCTAGATACTTCGCATCGAGGACCTTCGCTCGAACGACATAGCCGGCCGCTTCAAAAGCCCGGAAAAATTCATTAAGAAAGCCTCGGGCTGACCCTTGAGCGAGCGCCGCTACATTCTCGGCGACGAATACCCGCGGCCTTATTTCGGATAGGATTCGCACGAACTCAAAGAATAGGGTTTCTACTGATTCCTGCTTCGTATCCGAGTATTTCTTAACCTTCCCCCATCCCTTATCGCGGCTCCCGAGGGTAGAGAAAGCCGAGCACGGCGGCGAGCCGTCGAGGATATCAAGCTCGCCCGGATGCTTCCCTATCCGCTCGAGAATCGCCGCGCCGGTTAACTGCCGGACGTCGTCAGGAAAGATAATCGTATCGGGCCAGTTCGCGGCGTAGCTTTCGCGGGCGGCAGGAACGAACTCATTAACCGCGAGGACCTTCCCGCCCGCCATTCGATAGCCGGTAGATGAGCCCCCGCCGCCGGCGAATAGTGAAACGACCTCAAAGCGCGGGCCGTTTTTAGCGAGGCTCGCCTTAATTTCTCTGACGGTCGGTATAACGTAAGCCTTAGTCATTGAACTCAAACCCGCAACGAGGACACTTATGCGCGAGATGCGTCGGACTTACGTCCTTAAAGTCATCAGGAGATGATTCTCCGCCGGCGGAGCCGTGGCGCTCCTCGTTGCGATCTTCGCCGAGATCCTCTTCCCCGCTCCCTTCAGGGTCGAAACCGTCGGCCGAGATAAGCGCCTCAGCGTGAGAGAGATAGCCGTCGATCTCTGCATCGGAAAATCCGAGCGTATCGAGACCGAAATCCTCATCCTCCGCGTGAATAGCCGCGATTTCTGAGGCGAGCAGGTCGACGTCCCATCCGCTAGTAAGCGCGATCTGATTATCCGCTAGGCGGAGCGCCTTTTTCTCGGTCGCTGTAAGGCCGCGAAGGACGACGACCGGGACCTCCGTAAGCCCGAGCTCTAGCGCTGCGAGCGTTCGTCCGTGCCCCGCGATGATTTCGTTATTCTCGTCGACGAGGACAGGATTAGCGAATCCGAGGCGCTCGATAGATCGAACGATCTGAGCGACCTGCTCCGGCTCATGCGTCCTCGCGTTCCGGCCGTAAGCCTTAAGCTCGGCCGGGTTTAGGTATGTAATCTCAAGTTTTTCGCCCTTCATTGTTTTCGCTCCTTAAAGGGTTATCCCGCGGGATACGGTCCCGCGTCGTCGTTGCTGACTCTGCTGCGTCGAGCCGCCGTTTTTGTAGAAAGCCTCGAACGCCTCAAAGTCCGGGTTAAGAATATCGACCGCGGCCGCGGCATACACCGCGCAGTCGAGCGCTTCGTTACGCTCGCGGACCTTGACCCATCCGAGGACGGCCTGCCCTGCGGAGTTCAGCTTACTCTCTAGCACCTCCGCCGTTAGCTGCAGAAAGTAGTTCTCGGTAAACCCCGCCGAGGCGTCCCGATCATAGTGAACGTAACCGGGGCCGACATCCTCGAGCTTAAGTCTCGCCATTAGCGCCGCCTTACCCGAGTCGACACCGATCGTGAAAAGCGTAGCCCCGACCGCGTTCCGCTGCGTCGGAGGATTGATAAAAGGCGTTCCGAGACCGGCGCGGCCCTTGATAGAGAAAACCCCTAGCGACTCGCGGGCCGCCGTGTACCGGTATACCTCCGACGAATAAGCACCGTCGCCGGAGTCGACGCAGGCGCAAGCGACTTCGACTTGTGCGCCACAGGAAAGCGTATGCCGCTCCCGCAGGATTTCGTCGAGCGCCGCCCACGGCTCGGGCCGATCAGGAGCGCCGGGGATGATATGGTGCGCGATGCCCCAACACTCGCGGCCCTTCCCCCATCCGTAAACCGTACATTCGAGTCGATCGTGCTGCACGTCGACGCCGGCGGTAAGAACGAGCACACCGTCGGGAAGCGTTCCGTTTGCCGGGTATTCGTCCCGGCGATGATAAAGCCGCTCCCAAAAGTCCGCATCGGCGCCGCGATCTTCCCACACTTCGCCGAGCTTTAGGTTAATAAATTCCATCAGGCCCTGCCGTCCGCGAGCCTTGTTCGCTTCGACGAACTCCGAGACGAGAGAATGCAGGTTAACCCACGGGCTGCAAAGACTGTTCACGTGATAGCCGCGAATGCGGCTGTTCGGATTCGTCGCTCGCCACCGGCCGCGGGCGATCATATCGCCGTCAGGCTTGTACGCCCCGCGGACCTTCGCGCCGCAATGCGGGCAGTACATACGCGCCGTCTCCGGCATAGCGTTTCCGTCGGCGTCCTTGTCCCACTTAACGAGGTCCCACGTCATCTCGAACTCATCGCCGCAATGCGGACACGGGACGAAATAGCGGCGCTGATCGCTCCTCTGATACCACTCGTCGATTTTCGACGCGCCTTTAATCGTCGGCGTCGACACGAGGATTATTTTCCGATTATGGAAGTTCGTCGTTCTCTGAATCGCGAGCTTGAGCGGATCGCCCTCCTTCGTCGTGCCGTAGCGGTCGATTTCGTCGCATAGTAGGACTCGGATCGGACGGGAAGCAAGCCCAGCCGGTGAGTTAGCGCCGACGAGGGCGAGATAGCCGCCGGTAAATTGCTTCATGCGGATCGTGTCGCCTGATTTTCTCGACGTACCGCGGCCGTCCTTCCCCTCTTCGAGCTTCCCGGCTAGGCCGGGCGAGGACTTAAACATCGGGTCGATTCGCTCTTTGCTGAAAGCCTCCGCCATCTCGACGGTCGGCTGGAGCATAAGGATAGGCGCCGGCTCTTGGTCGGCATAGTAGCCGATGATGTTTAGCAGCGCCTCGGACTTGCCCGTCTGCGAGCTGAACTCTAGGACGATCGTCTCCGTCCGCTTATCCGTAGCGGCGTCCATCGGCTCCCGTAGGTACGGCGTCCGGCTTGTGCGCCACTCTCCCGGCTCCGAGCTCGTGCCGGCAGGGATAACGCGATAGCTGTCTGCCCACTGGCTCCCGGTCATCCGCGAGCGCGGGCGGCAAGCCTTCAGGAAAACCCGTTCGATAAAGTTTGTCATAGCCCCGTCAAGCCCTTTTGCATATCGGCGAGCGCCTCGTCGATCGCGGTCGCGAAAATATCCTCGATCTCACGCGCCGGGCGGCCTTCGCACATAACGGCGACGCGGACCGGAACAGCGAGGAGCTTCCCGCGGACCTTGACCGCAAGCGCTTCGACTTGCTCCTCGACCTCGGAGCGCGGAATGATCTCTCGTTTTCGGAGCTTAAATTCCAACTCCTTTAGCTTCGCCTGATACGTCTTTTCCGCGAGCTTCGCTTTGTTGTATGCCGTAGCAACGGCAGACGCCTCGCCGACCGTCGGCGCGAGCGTATCGCCGGGCTCATCGTCGATCGTTTTTACCGAGGCTGTCGGCGCTTTCTTAGCTACGGCCTTCGGCTTCGTTGCCGCTGGCTTTGCCGGTGCTTTCTTAGGCGCCGCCTTTTTAGCCGGGCTCCGCTTCTCGAATGCCGCGAAGGCTTTTAGCCCCTCTGCGAGCGGGATAGTCCCGTCGGCGTTCCGCGGGATGTCGCCTGCCTTGATGCGCTTCAAGATCGCGACGTGCGACCGCCCGACCTGCTGCGCGAATGCGCGAACGCTGACGCCGTCCGTCGCTACGTCAGTCATGCCGTTGCCCTCCTTTCTTTGATTTCATGTTACCACCGTAGGCGGGCACTCCTTACGCCCGTCGCGGTAAGGTTACCACGGAGCGCGACAGGCGGACAAAAATCATCACGATGCGGGTTTTCCCTCATTCTTTGAGCAAAAAAAAGAAGGATGCCGGCGGTGAGGGTTACCGAGAAAAACAATTTTGTAGCTAGACGACTCCCGGGGCTCCGGACC